TGCAGGAGGGGGTGCATTTTTGCAGAGCCCCTCCCCCGGTCTTAGAAAATAAATGGAATATCCTTTTTTACTTTTTTATAAATTCCTAAAGGATTCAACTCAATTATTTCGTCAATCGCTCTTTCAATCTCTTCATCTTCTTCTTTCTGAGACATATCATCTGTAAGAACAGCAATACGTGCCAGATAGCCACATGTGTTATAACCTTTCTCTTCATCGAATCTTCTCCAAGAAGTGAAGTCATCGATCGGATCGAAAGGATTGTCCATTGTAGTCAACATGACTTTACTTTCTGTCATCACTCTTACTTCACTCCTTTCAAATACTTAGATACTGTCGATGTAGAAACTCCCATCTTCTTAGCAATCTGTTCAAGTGTATAGTTAGATGCAGCCATTGCTTTAGCTCTACTAACTTGTGCACTGCTTAGACTGTTGGTTAGTCTAGGAGTTGCTCGTTCTCTAAGGTTATCGATGTCTGTTGTGTTAAGGATTCTCTTAAGCTGATTCTCACTAACAGCACCAGCTTGTATAGCTTCCCATTCTTTGTCACTGATCTCTATGTTACGATCTCTTCTAGAGATAGAGCCAACCTCTTGTCTATACTTATTCAACGCCTGTTGGCTAAGCTTTCTCAACGGTTCTCCTTTAAGCTCTTCACCATGTTCTTCAAGGTAAGCCTTCTTCTTAGCTGCTATCTCGGAATTAGCTTTTCGTTGAGCAGTTCTTTCTTTAATCTTATTGAGATCTGACTTATCGACTCTCTCCATTAAAGACTTAACCTCATCTCTATACGCAGCCTTAGCACTTGCTGTTGTTTCGATCTTTCCTGTGTTAGCCATAGCTAATCTAGCTTTGTTACCAAGAGCTTTCATCTCATTAGCGTAGTCCGCATAGATAAGTTCCATAGGATGTCTAGCTTTAGATACTAATTTATAAGCATCATCAGTCTCAGCCATCTTAGTACTTTGCTGCATACGGGTTTTAGTACGATATGTAATATCACCAGCGGCATTAGTATAGGTTACTTTCCCAGTGACGGGGTCTTTTTTCTCAATAGGGTTATACCTTTCGTAAGCTGCCTTATCTTTGGGATCATATTCAATCTTCTTGCCATCAGCTGTTCGCACGGTAATAAGACCGGTCTTCTTATCTCGTTTTCTATCGACATAATATAGATCGTCGGCCTTCTTCCAAAGCTTGGCTCCATCTGGTTTGGTGGGGTCATAATCTTTACTACCTGGGATGTTTATTTTATATGAGCCTTGTCTTTTCTCAACTGAATATTGTCCCTTTGATCTTGATAAAATGGTAGAAGCTCCACCTGATCTTTCATTTCCGTCATCGTCAATACGAACCTGATACTTCTTTTTAAGTGCAGCAATATTGTTATCTATCTCACTTTGTTTGTAATCAAGATGATGTTTCTCAGCATCAATAACAACCATGCTATGCTTAACTGCTCTTGCCAATTCTTTTTCATCAGCTCCAGCTAAAGTCATATCAGTAATAAGATTGGATACAACACCCATCTGAGTTCCAGTGTTTTTCATGATGGGATATGCTTTTCCATTACGATAATAACGAACATTACCATCTGCATCCTTCTTAGCAACACCACCATATTCAACCTTAGGATCAAATCCTTCAAGATCTTCAAGAGGTCGCTTATTAAGAATTTTTACCTTTCCACCTGGATCATTGGTAGGAATACACATAACAGTATCGCCATCAAAGTCTGCACCTGAAAGCTGATCAGCAATCTTATGATTAATGCCGACTGCATCGATACTTTGTTTGCCAATTATTTTATCTCCCAGTGGATTCTTATTGTTAACTGTTAAGATAGGAATTTCAAATCGTCCGCCATGAGGATAACGAATAAGAGCGAGCTTAGTTCCACTCTCGTAGTTTGGAGCATATACTTCATTGTCTTTTAAAGAGTTTATTGGAATAATAACGTGGTACTTCTGTCCAGGTAACGCTGCTGCTTTTAAATGTACAGCCGCTGCATCGCAGCTATCTGCAAATTTCTCAAGCATATGTTTCTTAATAGTAGGATTAGTAATAGACATATACTCATCAAACTCAGCAAACTTATCTTTCTTAGCAAGATCTAACTGTTTCTTAGCTAGAGTCTGTGACTGTTTAGCCAGGAACTGAGATGGTAATGCGTCCTGCCAATCATCCCAATCTCCTTCATCGGATCTCTTATTAATGAGACCTAATTTCTTCTTACCGGTCTTAGGATCGTCATACCAATACTGTCCACCCTTGTCAGCATCTTTTATAAGAGAGCCAAATGGATTGTCTGGATCATCTTTCTTAATATTTTTAAGAACCGTACTTGTTTTATCGCCTAAAGCTGGAGTACCTTTTTTCTTATTCGTATTAAATATGACATCTACTCCATCAGGCATGTTGTCAGAATATACTGCCATACCTTTAAGATAATGAGTTCCATCTACAAGAATACGAACCTGTGAATATCGTGAATCACCGAGATCAAGATCTTTACATCCTCTGCGAAGTTCAATGATACCGTCCTTATCAATACCCTTAAATCCATCAGCACCGACATCGTCTGCATATCGAACCATTAAACGTTTTGAATCAAGACTTGCAGGATATGTAAACTTCTTCTGGAATGTATCTCCTCCGTCTATTGATTCATAATCGTTAATTGTCTTTACTCTATCGTAGTCGTAGATTTCTTTATGTGCCGTTCCTGGTTTACAAAGAACTTTCTGGATGGTCTGTTGTCCTTTTGTATTTATCTGAGGAATACCACCAGTATACACAGGATAACCTTCTGCTTTCTGTAAGTAATCAAGAGCAGTATTCAATCGTTCTTTGGATATGCCAAGAGATTTTTCAACACCAGCTGTTACATCGATCATACCTTTTTGATCAACATGCTCTCGCAGAAAATCTACAGTCTCCATTGCCTGATGCATACGGTCTTCAGACTTAGGATTAAGAAGAGACCTTACTGTGGACTCTGGAATACCCATTTCTCTACCGATGGCAGTTGCTCCAAGTCCATCTTCTTTTAAAGATTTAGCTCTAGCTACCTGTTGTAATCTTTCTTCATAACCAGCCCAACTAATCTGCCTTCTATATTCTGTAGTTGTTAAGTCCATGGATTTAGCTATCGCATTATCTCCGGTCCAGGTCTTACCATTATCATCAGTGTAAGTAAAACCGGCTTTCTTAAGCTCTTTAACTCTTGCGAGGAAATCGGAACCATGTTGGTATCTATCTTTTCCACTTCCATAAGGATACCTACCGCTGCGGCGAGGCATACCATAATGCATAAGTTCATCTTCATTCGCGCTGTCTAAGCGATCAGACCAACCAAAATAAGAAAGGATCTCGTCAGCAACGGTGAACTCTTCATCGCTGTGCTCAAGATCCTCTTCTCCAAATATAGATTCTACAAGTTCGTTCAACGGAGGTTTCTCTAAGAACTCCATTCATCACACCTCCTCGTTCATTCGCTCCAATGTTTTGCTATGCTGAATAATCGCATCCATTACAGGAAGGATTTCTTCTGCTGTAGGATTGTGGAATATAACTTCGTCGTTCTGGTAGATTCGCAATTCAGTTTCAATCTCTCCAGGTTTGACTTTATACTCCAAACAAAAAAGAGCCGCATACACAAGTAGCTGCTCCATCTTCGCCGGAATTATACCGGACTTATAATCATGTATTCTTAAGAAATTATTTCGGAATGAAATGGCATCTGCTGTACCGAAACAGTAATCAGAGTAATATAAGATCTGTTCCGGTGTTAACTTAAACCCAATTGCGTCATTAACGTAGGTCATAAAGTTACTGTAAATACGATCCATGTCTATAACATTTCTTGGGATACCGTCATTAAGTAGATGGGACAGTACAGTTAACTTATCACCTTTCTTGAGTTTTAAGTTGTTGGATATTAATGTTTCAGCCAACTCGTGAAGCGATGTTCCCATGCTCTGCGCATAACCGCTAGCATATTTCTGATAAAGCTGCTCTTCGGTATATCGCAACCAGTGAGGTTGGCTAGGAGCCAGGAAAGCATGTTTACCTCGCAGATTCAAATGCTTTTCGAAAATCATTTAATGGTTCCTCCTTATTTGTTAAATGTTTTTCTGAGATCGTCCAGGACTTGGTCCTTGTTCTCAGGAAATATAAATGCTGAGTGTGACATCTCATTCATTTTATCTACATAGTAATCCTGATTTGGCTGATGTTTTGCCGTAGCGCTCTTCTTCACTTCTAATGCGCACCATTTATCTTTGTAGAGAACTAATAAGTCCGGAACTCCCTGTAAATATGTTGGATCATTTTTCAGGACCATACATCCTGGGAATTCTTTCTTAAGCTCTTTGATAAGTTTTGCTTGAAATTTGTTCTCTAACATATGTATTGCCTCCTCACGTAAATCACATGGACCCTCTGGGATTCGAACCCAGGACCGTCCGGTTATGAGCCGGATGCTCTAACCAACTGAACTAAAGGTCCGCCTATTATAAAGAAAAGAGAAAAATAGACTTTTCTCTCATAAAAGGGCAAGAAAATTTCGTGAATAGGGTGTGTACTTTTATATGTAAATTTAGATAAGACCGGGAGCCATGAAGGACATCCCGGTACGTTCCAAAAATATAAATAGAAAGAAAATAGACCATCTCTCTATAAAAGGGTCAGAAATTTTCGTGAATAGGGTGTGTACTTTTTATATGTAAATATCAATAAATGAGATCGTATGTATTAATCTATAGCTTCAAAGTGTAGACCTTTCGTATTGTTGTAGAAATCGTAGTTACAGCATTTACTTATTGTGGCTTCGTTCATTCCTATAGCTTTACTGCATTCCCTGATAGATTCATAAACTTCTCCAGTTTCCACAATACGAATCTTTTTATTGCATCGCCTCCTTTCCAAATTATCAATTCTATTGTTACGTTTGTTACCATCGATATAACCGACACATGGTTTTCCTGGTTCTTCATCAAGAAATGCGTCAGCCACTAGTCGACCAACGCGCTTTGTTATTCTTCTGCCGTTCTCCTTGACCTTCACTGTTTCGTAACCCTTGTTATCAAGGCATGGAGTAAGTATTCTTCCAGTCTTTGAGTTCCTAACTCTTCCTTCGCTGCTTACCTCATATCCTTCAGCAATATTACTATCGATCCATTGTTCTTCCATCGATAACCTCCTTATTCTACTTTCTCAAACGTGTAACCTCCGCAAGTTCTCAATCTTCCTCGTAAATACTGTGACAACATACTTTGACTTATCCCAAGCGTTTTAGCACATTCGTTCAAAGATTCATATACCTCTCCGTTCTCTTTACATCTAACTTTTATTCGATTACTTCTACCACCACCATATGGTTTCATCAATCCATCTCGTATGGCGTATTGCACATTTTCTTTTCTTGTACACCATTCAAGATTATCTGCGTGGTTATTTGTTTTATCTCCATCTTTGTGATGAACATCTAGACCTGGATAAGGTCCGCCTAGAAATGCTTCGGCCACGAGAATATTAACTCTCTTTTGAAACCCATATCCGCATCTAGATAATGTTACAGTTTTATAACCTTTGCTGTCAGTTCCTTGTTTTAGAATTCTTCTAGTATCGATATTCCTAACCTTGCCAGTATTACTAACTTCATATTGCGAACCAAAATCATGCACCGCCTCCCATTCTTCAACTTTCATATAGCCGTTCTCTTCTAACCATTGACAATAATCATAAAATCATCCTTCTTTCTTATACTCTTTCCATTGCTCCAATGGACTCTTTTCTTCGAAATCATCAAACTCGTCGTACTCGTCATACATAAACGCATTCTCCTTTCTAAATTTGTTTTAATATAAGTTCGAAAACAAAAGAAGAGGTTGAAAATATCAATCTCATCTTTCTTTCTATAATAGGGCGTGTAATTTTCGCGAGCCGACTTATCTTATATCAAGATTCGTAGACAAAAAGAAGAGGCCGGGAATCAATCCCGAAACCTCCTCATTCTGTTAAACTTCTTCGTTTACTCCGATAGATACTACTCCTCCGATCAACTGATCTGGCTTCCAATCGTAAGCATCACATAATTCTTTTCCAAAGTTACCGAGTTCTGATAATGGAACTCCGTCTGTCCAAATATCAAACCATTTATCTGGATTGTGACTCGATACTTCTGTTACCCCTTTCTGTAATAAAGTTTCTGGTACTTCCAGTTTCTTTAGTTTTGGATCAGGAATACTCGGAAGTTTATCCCAGTCAAAATCCTCAAATTTAGGTTTCTTTTTGGTTACAACGAATATAACTCCACCAGCTATCACTAGCCCGGTTCCAATAAGAATTTCCTTCTTGTGTTCCTTTACAAATATTTTTGCTTTCTCAAGTTTTTCTTTCATAGTTTTGTTCTCCTTTCGACTTAAACAATTTTGTTTATTTGCATAATAGGAGTTGTTTATTTAGCGTAAAAAAAAGGAAAGCCCAAGTCGTTTTGACCTGGGTCTTTGCCTTTAGATAATAGTTTAAATGATATCTTTATGTTCACCTTTAAACCATAAAGAACCATCCTCGAAACCTTCAATCAGTACACAAGTTCCGACAATATCGGTTTCGTGCTTATTATGTTCCACAACCAAACGATTACCTACTGTTTTCCATGACGATAAAGCTCGTTCGTATTTTACTTTTGTATTATACGCAGACACATATCTCTTTTCGTAACCGTCCAATCTCTGTTTTAATTTCTTTACCTCATCACCATCCGGTTTCTCTTTTTCAGTTTGCTCTTTCAATCTGTCAAGAGTTTCCGTGATATTGTAAGGTAATTCCTTCAATCTGTTCTTGGAAGTACTCAAGTTTTTTGCTGCTTGCTTATGTAAATAATTCTCAAGCTTATCGATCTTGTCGATAATGTTCTTTGCGGTATCAATCACGATCCAATTAGAACCAAGTTTTGTACCTAAATAAATAATTTCGTTTTCTTCCTGTTTCTTTAAAAAGTTGATAAATGTTGTTTTCATAAATATACCCCTTTCTTTAAATAAACTATTTTTCTATAAAGGGAGATGTTTATTTAGCGAGTTAATCCATGTTCACTAATTCGTGAATTGAACATTTCAATGCTCTCGCCATTTTTATCAGATTACGAGAATTCGGAGTGGCTAGACCGTTTGTGTATTTACTTATCGTAACCTGAGTGACACCTATCTTTTCAGCTAATCGATCTTGTGTCATAGCTACGTTTCTCATTTTCCGATTTAGATTACGAGCAAATATCTTTCTCCATTCTTCTTCTGAAATGTCAATTGAATCTTCGTTGCCTGGATCATGAATCAGATAGGCTTGTCTATTAAGAAAATCATAAGCATACTTTTTACCGCCTTTGATCTTTACCGTGATCTCTAATTGTGCACTAGGATACCAATCTAACATTTCTTCCGCTAGATTAGGATAATCCTGACAAAATGCTTCATATACGGGTTTCCAATATTTTTTACCGTCATTCATCTTAAGTCCCTCCATTTCTTAAAGATTGAATTATGTGCAGACCGAAATTCGTGAAAAATAAAAAAAATACATTTTTAAATTAATATACAACTACTTTATACTTTGGTTATATAACTAAAGTATAAAGTTACCTTACAACAATATATAAAGAAAAAATTATTTTTTACGAATTATGTGCAGACCGAAATTCATTTTTACCGTTTTTAGGGCCAAAATGACCGAAAATAGCCAATTTAGCCCCATTTTTGACGAAAAGTGCCGAATTATTAGCAGACCAAAAATAATTATTAGCAGACCAAAATTCTATTTTACCATCATTTTCTTATTTATTAGCAGACCAAAAATACCATTTTCCTATTTATTAGCAGACCGAAATTCGGAATTATTAGCAGACCAAAAATAGCAAAAACTGAATTATTAGCAGACCAAAAATAATTATTAGCAGACCAAAATTCGGCATATCTTACACATAATCGTCCTCATCTATGTCGTCTTCATACTCAAATTCATCATTATAATCGTCACTACCAGATCCATATAACTCTTTTAAAGCTTCTTGACGTTTGTTAATACTATCGATAGATGCTTTATATGTACTGATTCTGATAAACTCCGACATAGACATTCCGCTAAGTCTAGCTGCCCTCTCTATAGACGAATACTCCTCGTCATTGCATTTAGAGAAAATAGGTTTTCTTCTCGCTCCAAACTTCAACGGCCTCCCACGTTTCTTTTTAACTTCTTCCATAAAATATCAATCCTCCTCGCGAGCACTAGACGAACCATAACGATCTAATTCAATATCTACACCCTGCAAATTATCATAATTATGTATGGTAAGATCTGTCGATACCGTACCACCAAGCAATAAATCACCGATATCCTCAATACTAAGTTTTACAATAATTCTACTCATAAATATCAATCCTCCTTACCACTCATCAAACTCATGATAATCTTCGTCCTTGCAGCCACCCTTAGCCCACAACAACACCTGTATCAGACGGTCAATATCATACTCTTCAAATATCAAGAATTGTTTGTAACCAAGGTAGTCATTAGTATCGCCATCATAAATCTCAAATGTCGCCTTAACAGATTCCTCATCGAACACGCTATCCAGATTCCACGGTTCCAACGGCATAACCCCATTAAAAACCCAATCGAAAATATAAAACATAGGATTTAATTCTCTACCATGATCGACCTTAATCGCTAATCTCTCTTCCAAAACACACGGAGTATACGGAGCAAATATAGTACCAGCTGGCATACGATTAAATGTTTTAAAATCTACTATCTTCATAATTTATTCCTCCTTATCTTTTTCACACCACATTCCAACAAGATCACTATACACTTCTAGCATTTTTACATCTGGTTTATCGTGGGTTTTATTATATTCATCAAAATATTCATTGAATGCACAAATACACTTCCAAATATACATTTGTTTAGAATCATTTGTTTCATCCATTTCAGGTCTTTTTGCTTCCTCCTTGACATTCACTTTAGCCCAAGCGAAATAATGCTCCATATGCTCTCCAGGACCAAAGCCAACACAACGCGTGCTAACTGATAACGTAACATCATCGGGTTTTACTTTGTAACCGTTTCGACAACAATAGTCTGCTATAATCTCACAGACATCATCTTCTGATAAATTAATAGTAATGTTCTTATTAATATTCATAACTCTAATCCTCCTTATCTCACATCAACGTTGCATCCAAAATTAATCAGATAATCGGTAGTACAACCCAACACATGAGACATTCTAGCGATAACATCTATTCTAGGGGTACGTTTACATCTCATATAATTAGACATAGCCGACTCAGATATACCGATTAATTTAGCCAATTCTTTTTGATTAATGCCGCATAAGTCCATACGGTAATTAAGCTTTTCAACGAAGCGTTTTCGCCATTCAATTTCACTAATAGATTTTATAGGAGTCATTTCCATAAAAATATCAATCCTCCTTACTTACTTCTCTTCTTGGTACATTCTCTCTAAAGCAGTTCTAAATACATCAGCAGCACTCATACCTGTTGACTTACGAACCTTCTCTAAAATATCTAATTCTTTCCTATTAACACGAACTAGATATCTTGTATCTCTAGGATCTGCTATCGGTTTTCTACCTCTCTTCGCCATACATATCGCCTCCCTTCTATGACAGATACCATTAATACGAAAAACAAAAGAAGAGCCTCAACTAAATATCAATCTAGTCAAAGCTCTCCCACATCAATTAATCTTTAAGATAACCAACTTTATATAAGAATCTTCCTACAACTGCCCAAAACTTCTGTCTGAGTGTCATATAGATCCCTCCTTTCTATTTGGTTTCTTTTCATAATAGGCGTTGTTAATATCACGAAAGAAAAAGAGAGAAGAAGTATATCTCAGCTACACGTTTCTCTGCATCCATTTAAAGACACATTCACTGGTCAGTTCCAGTCCCACTAATATACTTTGATGCTACACGTTTCTCCATACATAAGTATGTTCACTGGTCAGTTCCAGTCCCACATCAACTTTTATTCTTCTCTCATAATATAAAATGTATTTTTCGCGAATAAAAAGAAGAGGCTGTAAAAGCCCCTTACTTGTTTTACTTAATTTTAATTGAGTCGTATTCCTCCTTAAATTTATTAAGCTTTTCCGTAAGTTCTTTTAACTCCTCTTCATATCTTTGTTTTACTATTAATGACACTTCGGAATTGTGTTTGTCACATCCTTCGATTTTAGAGACTCGATAAGCTATCTTTCTGTTCAGTGTTCCTATAGCTTCTTCAAGAGCACCTTCTTTTACCACATCTCTCACGAACTCTATAGTTTCAGTGTTATTCTTTATCTGTATATGATTCTTACATATAAAGAACGTTACCAATCCTATAGAAACACATGAGACACCGGCAATTATTTTGCCATTGTTGTCCATAACCACTTCTTTGAAAGACCTCTTTCCTTTCTCTTTAACATCGTGCTTCTTCATATCAAATACCTCCTTTAGAAATTAATAGTTTTTCATAAAGGGGTATGTAATTTACGCGATCACAAAAACCTCAAATATCAATCCTCACTCTCTTTTTCTTCAAACATATCTGGTCTAGCGTATAAAGCTGCTTCAACCTCTTCTTCAGTCATTAGTGGTTTAATAGAACATCTGTCAAAATCCTGGTCATTAAATCTTACAACCATACCTTTTATCCCTTCATTCTGAGCGTGGATTGCTACAAGATCCATACAGGTTCTGAAAGTCCTCTTATCCACCGACAATCCAGCTTTTACTTCTACGTTAACTTCTCCGATAATATTCTTTTTACTTTCCATAATTCAATCCTCCTTCGTTTTATCTGCCATATCTCGAATAAGCACAATCTCATTGATATCATCCTCAATACGACGATAAATGCTATCAAATTTTTCCTGATAACGATACATGTCTTGCAAATAGAAACTATGTATACGACTGTCTCGCTTACCGAAATTGACGATAACAGTTATGTATAAACCATCAAATTGGATATTAATTGGTATATCATTCGCGCACCCAAGATCTCGTAACATCATTAATGCGGTAGTTACGTTAGTTATCATGTTGGTTTCATCGTTATAAAACTTCATAAAATATCAATCCTCCAATGGCTTACCAGAACAATCCACCTCGATCATCTCTGGATTAGTATGTAACGTTTTCCCAAACTCCATTAATTCGGTAAGTAATTTGTTAAACTTAATAATAAATTCTTTAAGTGCCTCCTCACGAGTTTCGCCATACCCTTCGATAGTATAAATAGTATAGTCATCAAAATCTGCGCTTACGGTATGAGACTGCCACCTACCTTTTCCATCGTCATTATGTGTTAACTTCATAAACTCAATCCTCCTCACAACATTTCATCAGCTAATTCCAAACAAATCTCTCTGGCCTGATCCCAAATATCAATCTCAAATGACACTCTCTTATATTCTTCCGAAAGAGATGTGTATCGGTCACTAAGCTCCATGTATTCACGGTAGCTTAATGATTCTTCACCATCTTTTAGTTTTCTATCAATCTCAATCATCTCTCTCGATACAGCACATTTCTTTTTAATACACTCTACGTACTTATCGCTCATGGCCTGCCTTACTGCGGTGTTGTATTTGGTGATACTTTCTTTACTCATAAAATATCAATCCTCCTTCTTGATGACGTCTATGCTAGCCTGAGCTAAAACAAAACCATCCATGTAATCAGTATCGATATCAACTGTAATTTGTTGTTTCAACTGATCGGTAAATAACCCTGCGATATCTTCTGAAATACTGTCGGCCGGTGTGTCTGATCTGTAAATTTTATTAACACGATACTTTATAATATCTTTTGTTGGTTCTTTAAGTCTTTTTAACTCTCTTTTTAACTTTTTATTCTTGATTTTAAGATTACTCATAAAAACATCATTCCTCCTTACTTCTTCTAACTTCCATTTCTAACCCAGATTGTATCCAACATCTTCTACATTTACTCTCATCATAGCCAGTAACACCACAGTTACAGCGCTCAGATGATTGTAAATCATAATCGTATGGACAATTAAACTCGACTAATAAATCGAGCATCGTTTCTTTCTGATTTTCATTATCAAATATCATTTTCATCGTTTAACACACCTCGCTCCGATTCCTTCTCATATAACTTCTCCAAAGCCACTCTAAAAACATCGGCCTGTCCCATACCAGTCATCTTGCAGCAATCCTCTAGCATTTTATTTTCTTTATCATTTATACGTATCATGTAATGTTTCTTCCTCGGGTCTTTACTATAAGGTCTCCCTCGTCTGCCCATCGGTAATCACCTCCAATCAAATATGCTTAACTTTAAATGCAAAAAGAGAAGACCCACATCCGAGCCTTCTCCCATCAATTTAACTATTATGTATTTTACCAGCGATAGCGTGTAGCAGATCCCTCTCATACTGTGTACGAAGCAGCACGATTTTCTCGATAGCTAAATCACGAACTGCCTTTCTAGTACCAGGACTTTCAACCAAAGATTCGATAAATAAATCGTCTAAAATCTCTTCAAGGCCTTTCTTGAAATTCTCATTTCTTTCGGTAACACTGTAATCACTCATTTTATTATACTAACCTCTTTTCTTGTAACCTACATACGGCTTAATATATGATGCATCAAATATCGCCTTCTTTTCTATGCTGACTCTTCTCACTGTCAAACCCATCAGGATACCTCTCCATAAGTTTGCATAAGTTAGTCTCCATAATAGTCTGAAGATCATAACCGATAGCTTTAGCACTGATTGCCAAATACCAAGCAACATCTCCAAGCTCTTTTGCGATATGCTTTCTATCGAGTTCATGACCCTGAAACAAATGCTTCTTGAGAATATCGATACACTCTCCGGCCTCTCCATTAAGACCCATAAGACCATTTTGAAGCTGCTCCATGTCTGTTAACTCCTGGTTTGCTGATCTCCATGCTCCATCCTGATATGCGTTAATTTCCATTTCTTTCTTTCTCCTTTTCTTATGCTATAATTATTTCGGATAAATAGACAAAACCCCTAGAAACGCCGTATAAAGCGTCACAGGGGCATTCTTAGAGGGTTAATCGCACCACAACACAATCTGTCCAAGTTCTCTAGTTCTCTTTACATCTATAACTCTTTGATTTGAGCTTCCTCTCCATTTCAACTGTACATCTCTGAGTTTCTCGACATACGGTCCGTCTACCAAAACATCAATGTACTCCATAACCGGTAGATCTTTAACCGCTTCATATGTATATCCGGTGTAAAGCCAGATCGTTTTGTTTGGGAAAGATGCTTTTACTATTTCGCATAGTGTCAAAATATCCCATCGGTTTCCTTCAAACAACGGATCTCCACCCGATAAAGTCAAACCGGAAATATAATCTTCATCGAGTAGATCTTCGAGTTCCTCCCAAGCATTTCCATCAAACAACAATCCATCATCAGGGTTCCAAGTAACAGGATTCTGACATCCAGGGCATTCATGATCGCAGCCGGCAACCCATAGGACTACACGAAGACCGTCTCCGTTTTTCATATCGTCTTTCGTAATATCATGGTATCTCATTTACTATCACCTCCATCATTCAGTTTCACATTTGTTTATATATTCCATTCGTCAAGATCATCCTCGTTATTATCAATAGCTTTCTTTGCCTCAGCAGTTGATGCCTTGATATGACGATAAATAACTTTGCTAATAACCGCAACGACTAAAACTGGCCATATAGCTATGAGAATCAATGATTTAGGCTCTTCTGGATCTTTCTTAGCGACCTCATCAATAAGAGAACCCATACAAAAATATAACAATGCAGCACAAAACCATTCAAAACCTGTCATAATATCTCCTTTCTTAATCTACACATTTAACTTCGATGCCTGTCTCTTCTTCAAGTTCGCGGAAATAATCTTCCATTGTTTTACTTCCGTCTTCGATAGCGCCCATAAGCTCGTCAACGTACTCTAATGTCTTAGCGATACGCTTACTTCCGAATTTATGAATCCTATGTTCAGCCAGTGCGAAACAAGACATCAGGGCCTCCGTACTAAATGTGGAAGCCCTATCTGAAATATCTTTCTTGATCTTAGCAAGTTCATACTTGTCGATCACGACCTGATTTTTCTTGTTCTCAATCCTTTCTAATCGTTCGCGCATTCTCCTTTCAGCACGTCCCATACTTTTAATCCTCCTTTAAAAACGTATCTTCAAACTCCAAATCAGGCATAAAATTAGCGCATATACTATCGTAGCGATAATCATAAAACTCGATCTCACTAACGAATATGAATATGCGCCCATCTTTTAAATAAATTATTCGTTCGGATACGTGTAACTCAGCAATGTCTTGTGCAATGTCACTCTTAGTCATAAACCGTTCAAATATATTTTGTGCCATCCGGTTGGTTCTTGATATTATTATGTATAAATTAGTATTTGGTTTTTCTGACATTATTTGATCCTTTCAATGCGTAGGGAGTACGATCAAACCATTTTCTAGCTTTCGAATAGTTTTCCTTTTCTCGCCCTAAACTTTCACATCTAGAATATTCAGCGTGTTTATTGAAACCTATCACTTTCTTAGAATGGCTTTTGTCCACATCCACATATCTCATTTCTTTTTCTCCTTGTAATATACAGGTTTATGAGAGTTAAGATTTGTCGGTTCATCGAGACAATCAAAACACGGATCTTCCCATTCTTCTTTATCCTCATGTCGGCACGATTTACAATACTCAAAATAAACCTCTTTTTCATCATTTGGCCGCATCTCGGTTTCCTCCTTTCTAAAAAAGAGAAGCCCTAATTGGACTCCTTTTGAGTTACTTCATTCTTTTCGGTGCTATTCTTTTCTTCGTTTTTGTTACGTTTCCCGCTCGCCATATTCAACGCAAATATAACAGTGGAAACAATACCTGCAATGTAGCTCAGTACGATAATCGCTAAAATCTCTGTGAATGCCATAATTTAATCCTCCTTTTTAGATCCGGTGATAAGTTCTGAATATGGAAGAGTTTCGATCCATCTACAGAATTCTCTCCACTCATCGAGCTTGTGGTTTTTTCTCTGGTGATACATGGCTGCCAGGACTTCATAATTGAGCATAACAGTACGTTTCTGGTTATAGCTGCTCGGAAGAAGCTGAATCATCTGCCACCAACAGCCTTTGTCTTTAGATTTTAAATAAGATTCACGGCACCAGTTTAACTGCTCTATTGTGGTATTAAGAACGGATAATGATGCTTTGCATAAATGTTCACAACTAAAATCCTCCAGCGTAAATTCCTTCGCATGAATCTTGTGCATAGTTGAGCAAGAGTTAGCAACAGTACCGATTTTATAAGTATCGAACTCCTTCCACCAATACAAAGGCGCTGTAATATCCACATACACAGTAATCATCCGCATAAATTTACGATGCTCTGTACCAGCGTTCCGAAGTCTTTTCATAAGGTCGAGGTCGTTTGGCCCGATTATAAAACGGCATGTATTACCGCACCAATCCGGTTTGAAACCACACGATTTACAAAGACCAGTATCGCATCCGTTACTACTATCACTCTTCTCCCAACTATTCATCGGATTCCGCATACCTCTAATGGCAGCTTCCCATCCCATAACTTCTACATTCTCAATTTTAATACTCATAATTTAATCCTCCTATTCAAGCCAATTGTTATCTAAATAATAAAATCCAATTACACAAGCGATAATTAACACAATCCATACTACCCAAAAGAATATAAGCCACCCGTTTCCGTATTTTAATGTCTCGTACGTTTCATCAATGCTCATATTGTTATAGAAATTAGTGTTATCAGGTATGGTTCCGTCTTTTAACCTGGCAAATATAGTTCCTTTGAATTTGGTTGGTGTACCATAATACTTATATCGAACGTCACTAGATTCCTTAAGGGTATCGATATAATCCGGTGATGGAATATTGATTTTACTAGACGGAAAAGTAACACCACAAAATATCAATTCTTTGCAGGTCTTATCCTCGCTTCCAACCCTATCCCATGTCCAGTAGTACTCTGTTCTTGTATGTGTGGTTCTATTTTTGCCAGAACCGGTAGTATAAGTGACAATTCGAGTATGCATTGTATATCGCTCTTTCACTTTTTCGACATACATATATTTTCCGTCTATTTCCGGATAAGTAACCGTGTCAACAGCTTTTAGATTTCCATTCACAAAAGCGTTTCCGACATTGGTCCTCATACCATACTCGAATATATCGGACTCTTTGATTTTTACTGCTTTGTTGTAGATCTCATTCTTATCCATTTGGTGCTCCGAAATCTTACTAGAAATCAGAACACCAATAAGTAATAGAATGGCTATAATAGAAATACTGGCTAACACTTCCCTTTTAGTTATTTCAATATCATAGTCTCCCATATTATTTACTCCTTGAATAAATCCTGCGGTGCGTCAACTGGAGCATCATAATCCAAATATGTATAATCTTGTGTCTCGTATCCTAATAAACTTAAAAATGTTCTTGTCGGGAATTTACGTACATAGCGATTGTATTCTTTTATCTGCTTATTATAGTTACTACGATATTCCGCGATAAGATTCTCTGTAATAGATAATTCATTCATTAGTTCTTTATAGTTTGAATCTGACTTCAACTCAGGATATGCTTCAGATACTGCGGTAATAGCTGTCGTCACATTCTCAATGTCTCCTGTTTTACCTCGGCCTTCCACAATTGACTTAAGAGTCTCTGCTTCGTGTTTATCGTACTGCTTCACACAATCTGCCAGATTCATAACGAGATCTACTCTTCGTTTTTCCTGAACCTTGATATCAGAATCAGCACTGTTTACTTGTTCTTCTAGAGCAATTGCTTTGTTCTGAGAACTCTGGACTACAAATACACCTAATAAAATAACTGCCAGAATACCAGCAGCTACGATTAACATTACCTTCCAATTTTTATTATTTCCTTTCATTTTTTGATCTCCTTTTCTAAATATTTTTTGATTTCTTCGCAACGTTCTGCATGTTTACAAGTAATGTCTGTATTAGTGCAATATCTACCCATATCGCATTCCAATTCAGCTTTACTAACATACGGATCGAAGTCAGGACAATTATGACAATAATCCTCCACGAATAATTTGATCATGTAATTCCTCCTTTCTTTAGTTTACTTATACAAAAAGAAAAAGAGCCCCACAATTGAGACTTTAATTCTCTAAAATATAAGTTCCAAAATTACATTGATGATGCTCACACTGGTCCAAGCAATTGCTCCACCCGCATATAATGCTAATGCAAGTTTTCCTGCCTCAACCAAGTCTTTCTTAATATTTCTCAACATACTTTTATCCTCCTTAATATCTTTCTATAAAGAAGAATGTTTACTTCGCGAATACGGTCTTCTATAGAAACGTTCTTTCACTTTTTCTTCATGATCTTCATTTGCAAATTTGCTATATCGTATCGATTTGTTTTTAGATATATCTTCTCTCATGAAACGCTTATCTTTATATTCTTTTGTCACTGTTGACTATCCCCTTTCATCGCCGAACATATACGGCAATCATTGTTAGCTGCTCCGAAACAACCCTCACATTTATCGGTGTTTGTGCAGTCGAGTAATCCTAAGAAAATATAAAGTTTCTTCATACAATCATTGCATAGATCAAGTTCGTCTATTACACTGCGGTTTTCTCTCAATATAGCCACCTTTGATGGAACTTCTCCATTTTTTATACTCACATTCTTGTCGTAATAGTTTCCGCATCTATCACATTTCTTAGCTTTCATTTAAACCTCCATTTCACTATAAATAATGAAAAACGAAAAGAGTAGCACCCGATTATTGAGTGCCACCCTTGTCAATAAAGTACCTGTTAAATATAAATTTACGATACTTGGCTAATACTTCATAAGCTTCATAATCTGTAGAATATCCATGCAGTATCCTGTCTGAGAAATTCTCAATAACAACTTTGAATGTCAAATCTTCGCTTTTTCTAACGATTAAGATCTCCAATTTATCATCATTAGTACTTCTCACAAATACACCAGCATGAACTTTTTCCTTCAGTTTTTCATGTAAAGCTTTGCTGAAAATATAACCATAATCTGTCATAAATTTGTTCTCCTTTTTACTGTATTTTCTATAAAGGAGTTTGTTTTATCCGCGAATATAACGCGAGCCGTGGAGAATGTTTCTTACGCGTACCATCTACTAACAGATTCATACACATCTACAAGTTCCTCGTAACCTAGTAGTCTAAGAAAATCACAAAGAATATCATCGGCATTCTCATGATCTTCTTCCGGATTCCCGGTAAAACAGTTGCATTTAATTCGCTCAATTACTTCTGCTTCGTCAATCACAGTAAGTCCTCCTTTCTATTCATCCAATTCAAAATCGTCACATGCAGACTGATCAGGTGATACGTCAGTATAAGATCTACGGCAATAATGTTCGCCAGTAGCCATATTGTATCGACAGTGCTTGCAATCTAAGCATTCATAGTATTTTTCATCATTCATAACTCAACCTCAATAATTCTTTCTGGTTCAATGTCACTATCATCATCGATAAACACAGGCATAATCATACAAATACCAATACTTGTCTGAATAGTAATTGGTCTGCGTTTACCGTCAGGATGATAAACCATAGCTTCTTTACCGTCATCGATAATTCCATAAGTCGCTTCCAACAATCCAATTTTGTAATAAGTACCGTCATAAAGCATTAGGTACTCAAACCCAGCTCCAACTTCTTTCTTAGTAAGTTTATAACCTCGACTCCTAGCCTCTGCAAATATCTTACTGAAATCTACTTTCCGTTTAATCCCCTCGAAACTAATCAATCTAGTAACGTCAGGGTATTTCAAATTCTCCTTATCAAACAATTCGATTTCACCAATATCTTCGGTAGTTAATACCAAAGACCAAGAGTTAGTGAAAGAAATATAAGGTTTTCCTTCAAACTCAATTTCACAAGGCTTCTGGCAGCATTCTCTGGCATTGTTAGTATATGAGAAATACTTTTTCATAGCTGTGTAACGTTTCTTAGCATTCGGTTTAGACTTTAATGAATCTGCATAAATCTCGTCTTGTAATTTAGTCTTTAATTCATCAATCTTACCTTCATTAAGCATTTCCAATACTTTTACGCTTCTCATGGAAGTCACGTCCTTTAGTTATTTTGTCTCGGTCGTGCTAATAACTTATCGTTTATTGTTCTTTTCCTAATAAAATACGCAATTCGCTAATTATCTGATCGCTCGTAACATCTCGATATGACCATGTACCAACCTCTTCTGGTAAAAATATAGTGGCCATAGTTGGACTTTTAATAACGCCAAATAAGACGAGGATTTTATGGAGTTTACTGTTCATGCAGTTCTTTCTCCATAGATTCCATCGCCTTATATGCTTTATCAATTTATTCATTAATCTCACCTCCTTTATTTCGGAACCACAATCTTGTGTTTGCCTAACGAGTTCCTTAACACTTTCAATCCACAACTTTTAATTTGATCGAGTCCTTTGTTATACTCGACCAACTGAGCAGGATTTCCTCTCATATAAATAGCCCACATATCATCCAGGTTCTTCTCAAATTCCTGACGTCGAAACATGATTTCCATCATAAGGGTATCCTTATATTCAGATGTGTTTTTATAAGCATCAAATACACCTCCAAAAATATCCTCAAACTGTCCCATTCACAGATCCTCCTTACACTCCATTAACAATCATCGTATTAGGTCGTAAATACAAATCCCCATCCTCGGTTTCATCGAAGACAGGTTCACAACCGTTTTCAAAATGTGCTAGATTCAAATGTGATGGTAATACCCAGTTACCGTTTTTCTCGTATACGATAACTCTGCCAGTCATACCGTCATAAATAACATTGGTGTGATCTTTGTCACTCATTTTTGCTCTCCTCACTAACGAGTTTGATTTTGTAACCGAGCTTCTTTTCGATTTCTGCTATAGTCATCTCTTGAGGCTTTTCTTTTAGAGTATTAATGACATAAGCTGCTTTTTCGCATTTGAGAGTCACACCATTTTTTCTAACAGCTACATCATCTCGCAATAAGTCAAAAGTATCAGAATCACGATTGATATAATAATCTAAAATAGCCATAGGACCTACATGAAAGTCATGTTTAATAATCGGTAAATAGTCTGTTCGAATCTCTAAATCTAATTTAGGAATAATAAGCTCATATACACCACGTTCAGTTTCGTACTCGTACACCAGTTTTAAATATAAACGATTATCCTCTTCAAACACTTTACGTTCCTTTAAAACTACATTTTTATTCATTTATTTCTCCTTTCTAGTCAGCACCTTTTCAAATATCAATCTGCCTTTAAATTGTTGTTTTGTCATACAACTTCCGTCATCGTTATCTATTGGATTCTCTATAGTTTCTTCACACTCTTTTCGGAATGCACAATAAAGACATTCTCGAAGTCTATCTTTATCTTCATCACTAAGAGCACGGATTGCTTTAATGACACTTATCACTTCACTCATCTCTACCTCCTATTTTTCATCATCCGTTCGAAGTCGTTAATAACTTCTTGCTGATGATTGATGATTCCGATCAACTCATTTACTTTTTGAACCAGAATCTTATCGGTATGTCCGTATTCGTCTGATACATACCAAGGTTTATTAAGTCTGTTGATTTTCTTTTTAGGCATAATATCAACCCTCCTTTTTAAATCAGTCTCAGTTCCTTCAAACAGAAAACAAAAAGAGTCCTAATCATTTCTGATTAAGACCCTTTCCAAGAATAAGAATAGAGTTGCGCAAATCTAATGCCTTCGCGAGGGGGCGGCTTTTACACCGAGGACAGTCGCAACATTAGATATCTCTATCCTAAGCATAACTAATCCCTATCCATTTAATTATGCAGTTTCTCATAATAGGAATTGTATTTATCGCGAATAAAGAAAAGCCCCGGATAGAGGGCTTATCTATTAAATCTTGTTTTTCTCTAAATAGAGTTCTTCAAGTTGTATAGTTAGTTCTTCTATCCGTGCTTGCCTTTCTGGAATTCTACTAAATTTATTAATGTTTATAGTATCATCCAATCTGCTTATAGATTCCTTTAACTCGTCAATTTCAAATATCACGCGCTTTATCTCTCTGTCGATACTTCTTTTTGCTACCGATGTAACCTTTCCTAGTCTAATGTCGATACTGTTCAGAATCTTAGTCTTATGATTCAACTTGCATCCCATTATAACTAATCCAGTTCCGGCGACAGCTAATGATATCTCGATTTTATGCTCCTTGATATAGTCTTTAGCTTTGTTAAATTTTTCTTTCAGCATAATAAATACCTCCTTTAAATAACTTTAATGATTTCCATTAAAGGAGATGTTTACGACGCGAGATTAACACTTTTAGAAAAAGAAACAAAAAGAAAGACCCCAGCATTTCTGCCAGAGTCTATCTCTTTAAATATAGTCCAATATGTTTCCATCCACATTGAAGTCTAATAATGCCGTATTCTTATAACCATTGATAAAATCGAAATTACATTCATTCATTAAACCAAAATCTACGAAATTGTCTCCAATAGGATTCTCCTCGTCATAAACCCAGCCAACAACTGCTCCTGCTTTTGTTCTCGGAATGCCTAACGTATCGTAGACATCATTCAGAAATAAATGTCCTCTTGATCTCAGCAAAACATTACAATATTTCTGCTGATCTTTCAAAAAGTTCATATTATACTCTGGATCTTTAATCCACCCAATACAGCTATCATCGAAAAACCTAGCATATTGACTAAAGTTTTCGGTTTTGTCAACCCTGTTTCCTGGATACTCTTCTTCTGATTTCAGATTGAATAATTTCTTTAATTCCTCATCATCAATTTCAATAGTTACATTAATCTTCATAATTATTCTCCTTTCAAATATAAACATATTGTTTCATTAAAGGAGATGTTTACGACGCGAGTTATTTATGAAAGCCGATATCGCCGGCAATAGCAAATAAACCAGCAGCTATAATTAATGCAGGTTCACTTGTCGCAAGATACAAAAATATTAATATTCCAGAAATTACCCATCCCATTTACACCACCGCCTTTCATTAAATTTTCGCTTTTCATGCAGAGCTCTGGATATTGCTAGGTCAATACCACTCCTACTTTTTAGATGATAGTAATATAAATCTATGAATGGAGAATTAAGTCTATCGATCCTACCCTTTGCCTGGAGTAATGTCTTGTATGAATATGTTTGCGAATAAAATACGATACAGTTTGTTTTAATGCAATTGAAACCCTCGGCTCCTGCTGAATAATTTACCAGATAAATCCACTTCTCGCTTTCTGGTATAGCATCATGCTGGTGTCCGTTATATTCTGCAATAACCACATCTTCTCCATAATATAGATTCTTCAAGATATCCAGTTCGTAGTCGAATGAATAGAACACAATCATTCTTGGATGTTGTTCAAATATCTCTAATAGTTTTATCTGGCGTGATTCATCTGAATTAACGATTCTACGTAGAACATAGCAAAGCCCAGAAGCTTGTTGGATAGGTTCTTGTTTAAAAGGATCAAAACGAGTTCTAATAGCTTGCTTGTATTTATGGATGTCGTAAGTAGCCGAAATATCAATGTCATGAGGTACCGTATGTCTCTCGAAATCCATATCAATAAGAATCCGATCTCTTAAACGAATCAATCTCGTCTCATTACGATAACCTTCAACACTAGGATACTTTGTCCAACGAGAATATATAATGTGCTCTTGCCTGAATTCCGTTCTATTACGAAAGAATCCATTAGCCACAAATACCGTTTCGTAATCTGACCAATTATCACCTGGACTAGCTGATAGTATGATCCATTCGTTAAATTTAGCTATCTTTAAAAAAGCTTTACACCATGCGCCTTTACCAGTTAGCTTATCTTCGTCAAATATAAATACAGCATCTCGAACATCTGCATATTTCTTTATGCATTGCCAACTATCGATAAATATTTTGTTCCCATATCTAGTCTTTTTAGTATCTGGATCAGGATATAAAAGAAACGGCATCAATTCTTCTTCCCATTCAAGATCATTTTTTTTCTTTGCTGTGCTGATAATGTATAAATCTGGTGGATTAGGTTTCATTGGTTTGTACTCTTTATTACCTATGTATCCTCCGTTTTTAGAGAAATACCAATACAAAGCAGTTCTAGATTTCCCAGAACCTGTGCCACCGTTAAGAATGCAACCGCTGAACATACGATCTATAGCCTGCTGTTGATGTGGATAGAGAAAATCCGTTTTGGTTTGAGTTTTGTTGTAAGAAATAGTATGTCGATCTTTATAGCTCACTTCCAAAATCACTCATCCTCCTTACCACTACCGGTCAACTTCCTATACAACTCCATGGCCTCTTCTCCCTGAAAAGCATTCAAAATATCGATAGTCTCGCCTTTCTTTTTCTTACCAACGACTAAAATAGCTGTATCAGGTCCGCCTTTCATATCAAAATCAACTGATACTAAAATAGAATCTGTTATTCTCATAATTCGTCCTCCAAATTTAATCTCGGAAAATGTTTATCTAATAGCTCCAAAAGTTTTTCTGCACATTCTGGACACATGTCTAGCCGTAAATGTTTGTGTCTATTATTTCTATCCTTGATAGTGAGCGATAACCAAGATTCATCATAAATAGGATCTAACGCAATTTTTTCGTCAATGACATGGTCAGCCTCAAACCGTATCTTACACATATCGCAAGTATGTTTGATTTTTTTAAATTTTCTTCCTAAATCTGTCGCCATTTAAGTTACTCCCTTCTAAAATATAAACAAAAAGAAAGAGAGTCCAAATTAATGAACCCTCTCCTCCTGAAACTATTCTTCAGTTTTGTTCTTCACGTTATGTCTCGTTTTCGTCACAGATCTCACTGTCTTGCAAACGTATCGTCCGATGCTCTCAACCACTACTCCCATTGCGAACATACCCCACACTGGAATATCAATTGTTTTGTCACCTTTCTTAATATGCATGTTCATAATCTGTTTCTCCTTTCATTGTTTGAATTTAACTTTTATGTATAGTTTCATAATAGCAAGTGCGAATATCGCGAATTTTTATGAGCGTGTATTTGATATGTATTTTGCGCGAAATATCAATATGGAATCTTCCACTTGCCTCCTACTTTCACAGCTCCTGGATGCAACCCCTGTCTACACTGTTTCTGAATTGTAGCTTTTGTACAACCTAATTTTTCAGCGAGTTCTTCTGCGGTAAGCATGATTACTTTTCTTTCTTCTGTATTGTCCTTGTTAACCGCGATCGAAAGTTTTGGTATAGTTAAATTATTAAGTGCTTGTTTTAATTCATCCAAAGCCGATAATTCTTCCTCCTCTTTTTCTTCCGGTAACCATTTCTTAAATACTTCATAATAGTTACCCTTATTTCCAAGAGCCTTCTTAGCAATTGCCATAGCCAGACCTTTCTCCGGATCGTAAATATCATCTTCTCCTGATTTTACGATAGTCTTAGTTCCATCTTCCCACAGAACTACAGTTACCGGATCATTGAAATATACTTTCTTAATTGTCATAGTGTTTTCTCTCCTCTCTGAACTTTCAACTCCAAACATTTTATTCAGAGCATGTTTAGCTAACATTTTCATTTCTTTATCAATATCCATAGCAAGTACCGGATTTATTAAAGTATTAGACTCGTAATGACTCCATCCGACACACCCCCTACATGCATAGGTGTTTTTATTTTTACATCCATAACAACTCAACATAATTTTATTTTCCTTTCTTAAATATCAATCTTTTACATAATGAAGACCCTCCCAAACTACGAGAGAGCCAAGTTACTCAAACGGATTATCTACCTTTGGCATTGTAAATCCCACTACGCATCACCTCACTTTGTTTTTTTTTATTCGTAAGCAGACATTTTTACAAAAGATTCGTCATGTTTGTTAAACTGTATGCTAGCATGACAATATGGTCCGTAAACTTCGATATATACATGTTTCGGATCAATACATTCATAATAGCTATTTTCGTATTTGACACCCCATTTATTTAACCATTCTTTCCATTGTTCTAGATCTGTCATAATATTATTCTCACTTTCTAAATATCAACTCTAACTTAAAACTCAAACGGAATTTGTTCTACATCCCCGCCCTGAACAGTAACGCTCTGCATTAGCTGTCCAGTCTCTTCGTCGTAAAATAAATCATCCAAGAAATGATCAATGTCATCTTGAACGTCCTGGTCTGCCATTCTCATAACTTCATAGCCTTCAAGACCGATATGACGACGGAGTTTCTTCAAAACAGTAGCAGTCCATCTTCTGAATTTACGAGCTTCAAGTTTCTTACTAGAATATAAAGCTTCATATATACCGATCTCATTTACCGCCAACATCCAACGGTATCTATTTTCCCCTTTTGATCTATCCACCTTTGAAAGGTGATCAGATGATTCGTTATACCTTAAAGGTATATCAGATACGTCTACTCTAACTCTCATCATCATATCCGGATCTAATCTCTGAGATACTTTGAATGTTTTAAGTTCCAAAGCATTACAAATATCTTTCAGGATAGCCCACCATTCACCATCCTGCTCGATAAATCTAATATCATATCCCATCCAATTCTCTGTTCTCATTTCGCTCATATTATTCTCCTTTCCTACCAAAACTTCACGTTACGAATCTTTCCACAGATCTTACACCGACATCTAAATATGCCTACTTTAAAACCGCAGTAGTCGTAATAAATATCATGCGGTTTGTCTTCGAGTTTTTCCCATTCGTGAATATGAAACATACTATACCTCTCCTTTCTTATCAAAAATCCCACACTGATAAAATTTTAGTTAAAATAAAAAAAAAGAGGCCAGACTATTTAGCCAAGCCCCTTTCGTTTAGTGCATCCTCAACTGCGGAATATCGATCTGAGTTAAGTTGCTCTAATAAGCACTCTAGCGGATCGGTGTTATTACTAAGCACCATATTGGTAATAATCGGACTAAATCCACTTACTAAAGCAACTCCTAGATCGTTCTCTTTTACTGGGATGGTTCCTGTTCTGCTACAAATGTTCCAGAATATCAATCTAGGAAGTTTATAGCCGTACTGAGAGTAACGATCTGATATCGTATTAAACAGTGTTTTACTCGGTCTGATATTGCTCCATCTTGAACCTCCTTCGCAACTAGCACAGCTATCAAATTCCATATCTGATAAGATAAGTATGTTTTTAGGAATGTCGTTCTGTGACATGTTATTGTTGATTGCTGTTTTGAGAATAAGTTCAAATACAGCTTCGATGTTTGTGTTAGCCACCTCGTTGTATCTCCTGGCAATTTCGATCTTTTCTCTCAAAGATTCTCCGTTACTAAGATCTACTAAACGAGGATTCATGCTGAATGTAATATATTTGTCTCTGAATTCACCAGAACTTCTTTCAGAAAAATATATTGCAAGAGCATTGGCTACCTCTAAAGCTGTTACACTTGTTCCGCCGACAGGACAGTCCATACTACCCGATCCGTCCGCAACGCAAATTGTGTTACCGTCTCCGTTTACATAATCGGGAAGTGCTTTCCACAATTCTTCAAGTGTAATGTCATCTTTACCTTTGAGTTTATTCCCGTACCAAAATTCACCCCGATCAAAGTATTTATGTACAATATCATGCGGGAATAGTACACCAGCATTGATTTTCGTCTCGCCTTTCTGCAAACTCGCTAAGTAACTACTTCTCCTTTCCTCATCGTTCTTCATAAACGCATTACCATATATAATATTGGCTCTTGATGGAACCGCAGAATAATCAATCTTTGACCATTCTTTCTTACACATACTAACTTCCACAACTTTTAAATATGCACGAAGATCCGAAAGCATTTTACGATAGGATTTCTCGTTAATAAATAACTTCTGAATCATAAGACGTGCTAGTCGTTTTGTCTCTTTAGACGAAGTGTTTGCAGACGGCATCCATTTAGCTAATAAAGAAATAGGCTCTCCTAGAGATCTCTTCCTTATATCACTTGTCAACTGTGTAGATACAATTGATACAACGTAGTCTGAAACGTCAGTGTCTAATAAACACCATAAATCATCCCATCTACCGTATTCCGGAACCAACGGAATGATTGCCTTTGATATATCGGCATGTTTTTCGGATAGATACTTAAGACAATATCTGAATAATCTTCTTTCTCCGAGACCTTCTCGTACATCTCTGGCATAGAACAACCACTTGATAGCAAGCTGTTTGTTTTCGTAGAATGTCTTTACAAACTTGTCTACGATTTCTCCCTCGTCCATATTTCGCATGGATGTTACTGAAAAGTTGATGTCAAGAAGTTCTTTACCAGTAGTACGGTAACCAACTGCTCCATTTTCAGTAAGGCTTGTGTTGAATTCATCATTGATTGTTTCTTTCAGATTGTTCATAAACATAGTTTTTCTCCTTTCTTACAAGACGGTTTTTAATCCCTTTGTTTTAAATTTGCTGTTACCGCCTTAGGTCAAGATGCTTCATTCTTCTTAATTGCCAACATTAAAAATTGCTGTTAGCATCTTAAAAAAGAAAAGAGAGTAGCTGTTACAAGATACTATAATTCGCTCATCCAATTGTTTTAATTAGTTGCTGTTAGTATCTTTATTTAACTACTACTCTCTCTCATAATAGGTGTTGTAAATTTCGCGTCTCTAGACAAGTACATACAACTGTCTTCCGTTCACAACACCACAAGCCTCAAGTTTTCCATAAGCCTTCAAAGTGTCTAAACCGTACTTACCAACCAGACTCACAATATAATCCTCGTAAATTGAATCCAGTCCTTCGCAGTCTTTCTTTATGATCTCGTAAACAGATTCTTCGTATGTCATTTTAAGCAGCCCCTTTTAGTTAATAATCGCCAAGACCTCTAAATGAAGACGGGGAATACAAAACACTTCCGTCATCTGGGTTATTCCACCAATGTCCTCCGCCCGAAGTCGTGTAATCATCAGTTCCTATCATTCCGTATTTATTTTTAATAACATAATTTCCGCTTTTATCCGGCTTCCCCTTTATAAAATCATTGAATAACGTTTTCCACATTTTATCGTTTCTATAATATTTTTTCTTTAAGTCATCAATACTCATTTCATTCTCCTTTCAACTTCTTTCCACACATAGGACAGTAATTGATTCTACTAATTAAACCGTTACTTCCAGATCCATGAATATCATAGCCGTAAGCATTCAATCTATTAGGATAGTGAATGGCAATACCCTGATCATTTGTTTTACCAGTTACTAAAGGTTTTCCTCCTTCGCAGTATTCACACATATTCATTCTCCTTTCTTTTAGTTAAAATAAATAGACCAGAGCCACAATATAATGTAGCACCTGGTCGGTAACGTAATTTATTTTGTTGTATCGGGCTTTCAATGGATCAATAATCATATGAGCTACAAATATCAATCCAAGCTGCCACGTTAACCCGAATGCTATATAGAACGGTAAAACATATAATCCACAATGAACAAATAGATGATACCAGTTTGATCCTTTTGATTTGGCGATAAAGTCAGATTGTAAAACGTAGTCGCCTACTAAGTGACAAAATATAATTAGTAATATTGTTTCAAACATATCATTCTCCTTTCTTATTAAACACACTCAACATCTCATTCTCCTCATCGCAGAATTTGATACATGGTGGTTCTACTCGCTTAACACCATCCTCAAATTCAACTAGTCCATATACTCCACTTTGCCCAGACGAATTAGTATAATGCTCCCAGGTATGAAAATATCCATAACTTCCTCTAACTGTACAGAGTCGTCGTTCTTGTTTAACTACCATTTCCCAAGCCATGTTATTCTCCTTTCTTATTACATTTGCTACTCTCACAATCGAAATAATTTACAAAGTTATCTTCCTTGCACTCCTCACACGGATAAATATAAGGATCATGGTTTCGAAAACTTGCTCTATGATATACAGGCCTGCCATAACATTCGCAGCGATGATCTTTCTTATAAGAGTTTGCTCCATAAGCTTGCTGCTCTTCTTCTGTAAAGTTCAAATATCCACAATCATTACAGTCTGGCACACGGATATTCATACACTTTGTTAAGAATTCTGGTGGATTCGACTGCTTTATTTTTTCAGTTATATCCCGCAATTCAGACCAAAGATTATCAATAGCATCTTTCTTCCCGTCTCGATAACCTTTATCGTATCCTTCCATAGCAGAAGTAGCGATAAGTTCGTTATACTCTTTGTCCGACAAAACGATCATTGCTACTCTCCTTTCTATAATACTTCCGTAAGAATCCTGAAATCTTTAAATGTGTTGTTTTCCATAGTTACCTCAACTGGTTTATTCAGAAGTTCTGATACATAATTTACTTTTGCATCTTTTAATATCCGGTCAACTTCTTCAATAGATTTTGTGACTGTCGCCTCTCGGTTTAAATCTTTCCATTTGCATTCTGGACTAATATTGACGGTATATTTTCCGCCATCCATAACACTACTTCCGCCCATACGAAAGCCGAGCTGCAAACCGATTAGAAACGGATAATCTCTAATAGTTCCAAACTCGGCAAAAGTAATTTTCCCTAATTCTTTAGTTGTCATTTTGTTCTCCTTTCTCAAAAATTGTCAAGGAAATGTTTATCATATCTCCATTTATAAGGTCCGTGTTTCATCTGGTATTTCTTCTTATCTTCCTTACTCCAAAACACTGGTCTCATCTCGATTCCAGCATCTCGCAGCTTCTCCCAAATATCACGGTATTCGCCTCTAATTATAGCGGATCTATGAGAAGGTGCTGGCCTAGTAAAATCAATCGGTTCTTCATTTACAGAAAGAAGCTGATGAAGCATCTCGGCGGTAGTCTTTCCTGTTCTACGACCAGCATAAGCACAACCACTAAGAATATAATCCTTCTGCCAACCGAACAGTCGGAAACCTAGAGCCTTTTCTACAGCATCGAAATTTACAGTGCAACAGTACTCTTTAGGTGCATGATATATCCATTCCGGTGGTTCTTCCTCAATCTTAATACTCATAAAATCCTTCTTACTCGCCTCTTTAAGTCCGTCCGCAATATATGGAAATTCATGAGTAAATAAAGGTCTTCCCATGATCTCTTCAGCATAAGCCTGGAAATCACTAAACTCTCCAATCAAATATCCCGTGTAAGCACTTATAATAGCAGCCTCTCTTTTAGTCATACTGTTCTCCTTTCTCAGAAACTATCTCAATACTACAGGAAGCAGGGGTCGCGTCCTTATAAATAGAAGAAGCACAGAATACAATACCGAATATTAGATCCTCGTCTGCGCCAGTTAACCTTCCTATCGTGACACCGTTCTCATCTTTGATAGGTTTGTTTTCTACTTGTTCCGTCGTTAAGTGGTCGGTATTATTCATAGCGACATTAACAAACTCTTCAGTACACCAAATATCATCGACAATCATTTTATTCTCCTTTCTAGCTGCATCTAGAAATATCTCATACCTATAGCAATCCTCACATTCACCCGGATATGGCGAATGCTCATCACATTTCTCTTCATTAAAATATCCACAATCAGGGTATATTTTCATTCACTTTCTCCTTTCATAACTCTCCTTTACATGATCAATCCTCTTACCATTACCATCCAGAATCATCGGACCTTTTCTACCCATTACGATAGTAGATCCTTCCGGTAAATCGGCAAATATCTCAAGCATTTTCTTTTGATACACAGTAAGTTTTATGCCGGATACTTTTTCGACGAAATCGACAATATTTAATTCCGGCAATTGTTCAATTAAAGCTTTTTCTTCCATTAAATATCACTTGTTTCTCCTTTTCTACTTATCAAAATTCCTAACTTCATTAATACTAAAACCGGCAATATCACAGGCTCCAGTATCAGTTGGCGTATACCTTGCACCTTCGATTGACGGATACATGAATTCGATCATTGCAAAGTTAGCCACATCAGCTAGGAACTCTGTATTTCCGGTTTCTTTGTACTTTTGAATGCGCTTCTCAATATTTCCTAACGCATCCATACACTTGAACTTATCGTAGTTTTCTTTCATAGGTCCGTACTTATAATAAGACATAACCATCATATCTTTACGAATCTTATCAAACCTTTCAGAATATTCAGTCTTTAAAATATCTTCTATCGCTTTACTCATTTAATCCTCCTCGCTATAATCCTCAATTTTAATTCCTAATAAGATTTTCCACATTTTCTTTTGTAACCAGTTAAAGTGTTGGTTCACTTTAATAATAGTAGCAAAACAATTTTTACCTATAGTCAGTTTCGAACCATTTTTGATTTTAGGAATATAAATAGTCCCGATTCCTTGTTCTAAAGTTGGTTCTTCTTTCTCGTCTTTAATAGGTCGATTCGCAAAATAAACCAATAAGACTATACCGACTATAGCGAAACCAAATAAACCCAAAGCTATTAAAATATCAATCATTTATTACCTCCAAACGGTGTTCTCACAGTAACATCTTCTCTGAACTCTTTACATCGAACAGAGGCCTCAAAAATATCACTAATAGTTTCTCCAAGTTTTTCGATTCCTCTTTTTGCATCCAAGAAATCCTGCTGATAATCCATTTTGCATACGCTTTTATGAATACATTTTTCACAACTTGTTTCTCCTTTAAATATCATAGTTTTCTCCTTTCTAATAAACACCCATCTTCCTAGCAAACTCTAGTATTTCCTCCATAGTTAACCACTCAGGTTTATCATTCTCGTCGAAAGAATTCCAAATATCTTTCATGTTCTGGATATGCTGCTTTTCATCTTTAGCCCAGAGAACGTTAGCACTTCCTCCAATCCTCAAGTAATACTCACAATCCTGTCTCATTCTGTCTAACATCATATATCTGAAACGCTTTTCTGATTTCAAAATATCTTTCATGGTTAACAGCCCCTTCATTTTTTGTAATAAATCTTTCTTTACCGGAAGAGCAGGTTTTTCTTTAGTTAAATAAAAATAAGTTACCATAGACATTCCTTTCATTTCTAATCCGTATATTCATGAACTGTATTTAGAACTTTACTAGCACCAGAACAACCGCCTATTTCGATAGATAACGTGGCTAAATGTTCTGTTAAATACGTCGCAGCTTCAATATCGTTAACGTATTTGTTACATATGATCTGACAGGCTGCGATTCGTTTAAGCAATTCGTCCTGTTTATTTTTAGTTAATAGTTTCATAACCTCTCCTTTCATTTGTATTCAAATAGCACTTGCGTATCTGGACTGCATTCTTTTCGTTCTTCTTTTTCGCAATATGGGCAACCAAACTTGTCGTAGTTTAGATGCTTACAAAATTCACAAGTTCTTAAAAACGGAACTGGAAAATTACCAAAATCCCAGAAAGATATCTCCCCGCACTTAGAACATTTATACTTAATGATTCCGTCATTATCCTCTATAAATTGTCCATTTTTAATAAGTTCGTTGATGCACTTAGGACAATATATGAAGGTATGTTGTTTGTTCTTATTTCCATGTTTGATAATGAAGTCTAACATTATAGACCACACCATAATGATTATCACTGCTATTAAAATATCAATCATACTTACTCCTTTCATCTATGCTGATCGCAGCACCCATTATCGTAATCGAATTCTTCTCGATCTAATGCGCAGTAATAGCCAGATATGTTATCGCAAGTCTCTTCATCATAATAGTCTTCAAAATCACAATGAACACACTCCCCGCAGCAATGTTTTTCTCTAATATCTTCAACATTCGCATACTCATCATCTCCGGTTAAACGTAATAATTCTTTAATCTCATCGTCTGTTAAATCGAGTTCACCAGAGTTAAGTCTACTTCTCAAATATTCTGAAAATACAACATCCGAATTACTTGTATAATCAGAAATGATATCACCTAACTTGTCATAAGCATCCGGTCCTTCTCCATATTCCTCAGCACATTTCTTACTATTCGGAATATAGTACATACACTGATCTCCGGAAACATCACAATAGTATCTTCCTTCATCCGGATCAAATTTTGCAGCTTTACAAGACATAGTTTTCTCCTTTCTACAATTAACAAAATTCAAGTCCATACCAAGTATCATTGATTTTAGTTACTTTTAATTTGTCTTCATAATACTCGTTTTTATAATTATCAATCAGCTTCTTTTTAGCTTTTGATAAATTTGTAAACCATTCCTTATCATACATATCGTAATCCCATTCCCAACTGTCTGGTTCAGTCGCTGTACCGAAGCTATCAATAATAAAGCTATCCTTGCCTAAGAACCCGACAGTATCGACTAAGATACCATCGTCGTAAATACAATATACTTTTCTACCAAGCTTTGGTTTCATAGTTTCCCCTTTCCTATTTATTGCTCTTTAATTCGTTAGATAACGATAACACGATAAGTCCAGCAAATATCAACCAAGCATCCGGTGAAATATTTGAAGTCTGTGCGTTAGTTCCAAAGACAAAACATAAAATTAATAGTATTAATATAGTAATCATATATTTATTCGAATCCTTTCCGTAAAAATAAAACAAAAGAGTCTCAACTAAATATCAATCTAGTTAAGACTCCTTTGTGTGATAAATCATCTTTTTTTAGTAATCGGAATATTCAAATTCATACCACTCTCTTTCAAATCCTTACGGACATTATCGAATTCCTCTTTCCACTTATCAGTCCAGTCTCCGGCCTTTGTCTTTTCAGGTCTTGTGAACCTGATTTTAGACAGATCGCATCCCTTTTCTTTAAGTCCGTTTGCTACTTCGATAATTTCCTTAATAATTTTTCCATCAGTATTCATTTCAATTCCTCCTTTAATAAAAAAATGTTTTATTTCATTAAAGTAGATGTTTTTTACGCGTTATTTCCTAATAAACTGTCCACATGATCCGCAATAATGATCATACTCAGCTGTAGGTATTGGTGCCTCGCATGTCGGACATAATTTAAGAGATCCCTGGTCTGGATCGTCCGCCACTCGATATTTTAATTCACTAACTACTTCTGTAAAAAGATCGGCGTTAGGTCCACCGTTTTTAATTTCCAAATCTCTAAGTTCTCTCATTCTATTTACAATATTGATTACTCTCTGATTTCTTTCTTCTAAATATTTTTTCATCTTATTTCTCCTTTCTTACTACCCTAGCTCTCTCAAAAATATAATTGTTAATATTATCAGGACCGTTACCATAGCGTTGTACATATGGCACTCCTAAAACATTTCTACCATTTACAAATCTATGTTCTCCGATCCCGATAACTTCGTGTTTCTCATATCGTCCACTACTATTCATAATGAACACAATATCACCGACTTTAATCTCATTTACTGGAGTTTCTACAGCATCTAGGAATTCTCCGAGCTGTTCTTTTAATGGTTGACGAATATCAATCTCTTTAAGGAATTCGTCTAGATCATAACCTTCATGATAGTCTTCACCACCAACATGTCTAACAATATCCCAGTCTTTTACGACATAAATACCATTATCCAACCAGTAATCCTCGACTTCACTTTCCCTTACATCAGTCTCAATTCCGATAGATAAGTTTCCACCAAAGAAATTACCTACGACCTGACAGAATCTAGCCATACCGTAGGAATCATCAAATCCTCTATGCTCTTTTAACTCACAGTATTTAAGAAATGCAGTAACGCTATCAATACCTCCATTCCAATGCAAATATACTCCGATGTCTTTTCCTTCTGGTTTTACGATAGCTCTGTTACCCATGTTAAGTCAGCTCCTAAGTTGATTTATTTTAAAATGCCTTTATGTCTACATAACTCTAGCAACATTTCATTCTCTTCTTGTAAAGCCTCTAATTTATCGGCAGCATTCTTACAGTAAATATGAATCGCATTAGACATTTTATCCGTTTCATCCAACGGAACTTTCGTTAATGGAAACATATTTACAAGCCAACGTAGAGACTTAGCTTCTGGTACTTCTTTCATTCGTTTCTCCTTTCAAATATCAGCTCCTAATTTAGTCTATCTTTACTATTTGTTCTATGCCGCCATCCCTAAGCTCACGATTTACAACTTGTGCTCCGTAAATTTCAAAATAGTCTGATTCTACAATTTGCAAATCCTTTGGCAATTGTTCTAAAATATCGATAAGTTCACCTACTGTCATTTAGTTTCTCCTTTCAAATATCAACTCACAAATCCTCATAGCTATGAGCAATCAATGCGTAAATACTTTTATCTAAAACAAACGCATTATCGCCATCATTTCCGAAACCGATTACTCTATGATTCTTCAAGTTGTCACCGTGGAATTTCGCATCAATACAACTTTCATCTTTGCTAGTCTGCATAACACAAAAAGTGACATAATTATCGTTAGGAAGTTTTATAGATATAGTGTTCATCCAGTCTTTAGATTTATGGTCCAAATGAGACATATCAACTGTATAGTGATTACATTTGTTGAATGTCGGATAACCTAATTTCTCAGCTTCCTCGATTGAACATTTAGTAAATATCAATTCTTTTTGTGTTGCTTCCATTGTTGGTCAGCTCCCTAAGTTAGTTTTAATGCTTAACATTAAATATAAAAAGAAGAAGCCCCAGCTAAATATAGCCAGAGCTTCATACTTTACTTGCAATGAAATCCCATTACTACTTTTTCTTCAGATTCATTTTCCTTATTTTCTTCCGGTTCAACTTTGATTTTCGCTTTCTCGCATACCTCCTGTGCGATTTCGTTACCTTCTTTAGCAGCAAACTTCAATGTACCAAGGCCGATACCTGTAATAACTGCCTGAGCCATTTCCGCTGCAAACTTACCCATAGCAACTCCAAATGACACTGCAAATGCTGCTTTGCGTAAATCTTTAAATTGTCCATTCATTTTAAGTTCCTCCTTTAAGAAATATAGACTTCATTCCATTAAAGGCGATGTTTATGTCGCGTATTATCTATTTTTCTTACCGTAAGCGGAATAATCCCTACGCTTTGGAGTTACTGGTGCTTCTGGTTTTTCCGGACTTTCTTCCACCACCTCAACAGCATCGACGGGAGTGTCTGGCTTCTCTTCTTTTTTGACTTCTCCGTATGCGCTGCTAGTCTCGACTTTCTTACCGTTAACTCTTTTCTTCCATTCACAATCAAACTCTTCATCGATGCCAGACTTGTAAGAAAACGTGCAAATATACTCCTGTCCTGTTTTTGAATCTGTGTAAATATCACCGATAGCTCCTTCTGTTCTTCTTGTTGGTGCTCCTACTCCTGTTAATTTAGCCATTGATATTATCCTCCATAATTTAAACTTTTTCTATTTTGCATTCATCACTGAGTAACCAGTTAAGACTTACTCCAGATAAACAAGGGTGTGGTGCAAAACCAGGTAATTTGATTAATGAACCCTGCTTACTATCGAAATAATAAATATCGTTACTCTTCTGATTTGTAAATCTGAAGTATTCAGACGGCCCAATACCGAGCCGCCTTCTGATTAAAAATATAATTAATCTATTTAACATATCGCTCCTTTCTGATTACTCTTCCGGATGTTCCTCCGCTGCAAATCTGGATGAGAATCTGTCAATATCCTGAGTTACACACATTGACTGCAAATATGCTGCACGGAATGGTTTACCGTTAATCTCAGAATCATACGGTCTGATATCAAGATCGACACTTGCAATATCAATTTCGTCGAGCATGGATACTGTTTCTTCATCAAGTTTGACTCTATTTCTACCAGACTGAAGATATACAATAGGGCCTCTGTCGTTAAATTTGACTTTAACTGGAAGATAGATAAATGGTTCATCTCCATCTTCTCTTGGCGGTTTGATCTTTACATTCCATCCTGCTCCAAACTTATTTACATCATTCTGCAAAGCTTCTGCCATTTCTTCGTTAGGGATAATCAAAGCGAAGTTACGGTCTCCTTCTTTGTTGAATTTACCGCCTTCTCCTCTGAAGTTTCTGAAAATGATTCTTGCGTCATCGATCTGTAATACTCCTCTTGGTGCGAATGTTAATTCCATAATGTTAATCTCCTTTTAAATAAATATAGTTTTTAATGGATTTGATTTAATTGCTGCGTTGGACTTTTGTTTAACTTCCTCGCATATGATTGCTCCTTTCTTGTGATAGAAAAACAAAAAGAGTCTCAACCATAATCGGTCAAGACTCCTTATCTCTTCATTAAAGCCGTTGTATTTTTCGCGATTCGTACTATCGTAAAGATTTTGGGACAAGGCTTTTGATAATCTTTTTCTGATGCTCGTCCAGATCGTGATATAGAGTGAAACCCGTTGCCCCATTATACTCATCGCCAAACTGTTTGTAGTACATAGATTGTTTCCATAACTCCGGATACTCTTTTTTGTACTTTGCGAGTTCTTTTGCTTTCTTGTCATACTGTTTATCCGAAATTATATTATTATCTAACTCGTAATAAATATATGAATGAAGTATGATATATCTTTGCAAGTAATCTATGTATTCGAGGGTTGTTAGTTCCATGGCAGCTCTACATCTTCATCATCGAATGGAATTTCCTCAGGAGATCCTTCCGGTATGTTCATGAAGTCTGGTAAATGAGAATCTCTAAAAGGAGGTTCATGCCGATCTGAAGCATCCCAAGGCGGAGTACCAACATATGGATCGTCTGATATGAACCACTCAGCGTCTCCGTATTGACCAATAGTTTCAAGAGCATCATCCACAAGCTTTCGATAATATGAACGATCAATATTTTCTTCATTTCCCGGAGACATCATTAACTCGGATTCAAGCCAACGGAAACCAGTTGTTCCTGTAGCTGCATAATATTTACCGTTCTGTTCTCGCATCAATAGTCCTCCACCCTTTCCAGGCTTAACCGGACAAAATTGCCCAACTTTACCTACGAAATGATAGTCATGACCTTCAGCTATTAAATCGTTTAATCTTCGACACTCACTTTCGAAAGTTGTGTCCGATAACTTACCTTTCCTGTACTTATCTTCAAGTTTGGATAGTTCTTTTTCATACTCGGATACATCTGGAAGTTTTTCGTTCATATCCAAATATAAAGCAGATTTTACTGAGAATGCTTCGCACATATCTTTCAACTCAATTGGTTCTTTACTGAACAGTGTTTTAAATACATACGGAACTGCAAACTGTTTTCCAGTAGCTGTCCATTCTCCGGCATTCTTTCCATCTTTAAACCTAGCCACGTACACAGCATCATTTACTAAACAGAATTTTTCAAAGTTAGCCTCTGTTTCAAATGTATATCCGTATTCTTTACCGAATTTGGTTACGAAATCAATAATATCAGGAGTAGCATCGGGTATCTTTATGGAATCTGTCTTGATATGACAAACAGTAAATCCTCGTTTCTGAACTTCTCTTTTCAATAATGTCATGAAGAGAGCTCCTCTTTTGGCAACAATGTTATCCTTATTTCTAGGATCTCTAAATTCATTTACGAAGCCAGCTGATGTCAAACCATAAATGGAATTGATAACAATCTTAAGTGCCTGCGCTAAATCAGCAGCCTGTTCTTCATTTAAGTATGGTTTCAACGCTCCACCTAATAATTGTCCAGCTGTTTCAAAGTCTTTATGCTTAATTGCAACACGAGCTTTTACAATATCCTCAAACCGTTTTGTATATTCTGGTCCAAATAGACATTCGAATATAATACTGTGAGGATGCTGAGAAGCAATGTCTCCATCCCATACATTACCGTAATGCCCAGGTTCAGAGTAAACCCGACCGCCTTCTCCAATGGCTTCGCCTAAATATGTTGATTTACCAAACTCAAAAGTATAGCCTTTAAAGAATGGAAGAATGCTATAACCTTCTGGAAGCTTTTCGCCAGGAACGTAAGATCGATATAATGGAAGACCCTCAGAATCAAATACTCTGAAATCATAATCATCTCCGAATTTAATTCTATATTCATCATAACGATCTGAGCTAACCGGTTCCGCCAAGTATCTATAGTTGAATACATTCTGCGGTTTTTTATTATTTCCAAATATAATTCTTTTAGAAAGAGTATTTGTCGTATCATTAACTGTAACGTTTGTAATATCATGTAAGAGTTTTACAAGATCAACCTGAATCTGTCTAGCAACAAAGTCTGCTTTTCTTGCATTGAATACAGCTTCCGTCGCAATGACATCATTATCGCAATACTCAGCAACCTTTGCCCATAATTCTTCTGGAACTGGTTGATCCCAAGGAAGACCAAGCTCTTGATGATGAATACCCAGTTCAATCTCCCATTTCTTTAAACTCTGTTTCACAGTTGACATATCATATACATCAATGTAACCAAGATTATATGCCTCACCAAACATGCCATTATCACGGCTTCCCTTTGGAGCATTAATAATTCTTTGAGATAACTTATATATTTCCTCATTTGTGTATCCCATAAGTCTAGCATAAATGATATGTCTGTCGTATTTACGTCCATTAAAATCAACAAGTTTAAACTTTAGAAGATTTTCTATTTCTGCTGGTGTAGGATTAATTAATCTAACTACTGTTTTTCCTTCTCCAGCAAACTTATAGTTTACCAAAAATAAATTTGGGAATACCTCACAATCATAGAATACAAGATCGTCAGTATCACCCTCATTACTTGTCTCTGAAGCCTCTTCACTCTTAAACGCCATCTGATTAACTAACTTCAAACACTCATCAGCCTGGTTACTACTACTCGCCGCCAAAGCAAATACAGCATTTTTCATATCAGACACATCATATCCAATACCACTCTCATAAGCCTCATCCAAAAGTTTCTTAATCATTTGAATACTTGGAGCTGTGTTACCCATAATTTCTTTATTCAGATGTTTCTTAAGAACGGATCTCAAATATTTCTCATTCTTAATACCATCAAAGTTAATCACATTTTTCACCTCTTTCAACGGAAGACCTGAGCTAATTGTACGAATAACAAGATTGACACACTTAGTAAGTTTTCTTCTAAGAGATGTTTTACCGGTAAATACCTTAATCTCGATATCCTCATCAAATATACGACTTAATTCACTCACATCACCGTTATAAATATAATGAAGATGAATACCTCCACCACTTTTGCTTAACTCAGCATATGTTGGAGGCCATTTACTAGCTGCTTCAAGATTCTTCTCGAAACATTTATTACCATTCTCGTCCTTAATATCAAAGTCAATAACTACATGATTTTCAGGGACCTTGACGTAATGAAGTTTTGATGTGTCAAGTTCTGATAGGGTAGTTGAAACTTCATCCCATGGCTTCGTCGGAGTTTCTTTTGAAGTAGCATATTGAGCTGGACAATCAGAACATTCTTTATCAAAAATAGACTCCTGTTCTTCAAATATAAGCCAGCTCTCAGTTTTCTCATCTCCAATAGGTTTCTCTGCTTTAACCTTTTTCTTCCCACCAATAGAGTCTTCGAAAATATCAGTCTTAAAACCGTCGTAATAACTCAGCAGCTTACTTCCATCTTCTTTCTCCACCTTCTCATCAAATTCCAAAAAATAGTTTCTCAACTCGTCTTTGAATTTTGTCTTAGAAAATGGATACGGCACTTTTGCTTCCTCACAGTAGTTTTTATACATCTCCCATGCTGCTTTTAGCGTAGTACCATCTTCTTTCTTGAAGACACTGAATGAATCACATACGAAGTTATAAAAGTCATTAGAAGCCATAAGCATGTCCTTCGGAGCGTAAGTATCGTAATACTCTGGATCTTCTTTAAAGACTTGTAAACAATGATATGCGATTGCTCCCAACTCAAAATCAACCTGTTTGGTCAATCTACGATATTCTCGAATCGGTATCTTGTTTCCAGTAGGACGAACGTCAATCAAACGCCTTAGTAAACCAGACTTAGCATCAGTGATCTTAACAGGTGTGTTTGTACCCATAAATAAAAAACATTTGAATCTTGTTTCATATTGTCCTTTAAATTTTTCATTCATGGTCATTATCTCGTGTGAAATCACCGAGTTTAAGCGCGTATTATCTTCGATTTTTGATAAATCACCATCATGTTGTATCGCTACAAGAGGGTTATTCTTAAACGGTTCCAGAGCGAAAACATTATTCGGATTACCCAAAGCTTTTGCGTCAAAAGAACAACAATATCCTTCAAATAATTTCTCGATAATATTTATGATAGTTGATTTACCAGTACCACCAGCTCCGTAAAGCACCAGGAACTTTTGAAGTATTTTTGATTCCCCAGATACAACGGAGCCGATAGCCCATTCTATTTTACGTCGTTCTTCTTCGGAATATAGAGTACCGATGAGTTTATCCCATGCAGAAATATCGCCAGGTTCGAGAGGATACGGGAGTCTCTTGCTTGCGAAATTCTCTCTGCTTAATTCTGTGTTTGAAAATATAAGTTCATCATCGAGTACAGCAAAGTTATCACGCATCTGTTTCTGACAATATTTATGGAACTTATCGATTGAGCCACTGTCAGCATCCCACATATACTTAATTACAGGAGTACCTTCAAGACGTCCTTCATTTTCAGCGACATATCTATCAAGTTCTCTATCTACAAGACGGGTTACATCGTCTTCATCTGTACTCCACATCTTTCGATCTTCATCCCAGATAGCGTAAAAGTCCCTACCTCGAATCATGAGATCTTTAGATTTCAACATTTTGAACTTAGGAGAAACATCAACACTGCTTTTATTCGTCTTCGTTGATACTGTCATGAAGTCCAACATTCATCTTATGGCCTCCTTTCATTTTTTTAATATATGATTCTAATGTTTCATAGCACCAGTCATAAAAATTATGGTAAGTAAAAACAAAATCCGAGCCGCTTTTTATGCGAACTCGGACACTATCTTTACCGTTGGGGAACCAGTCTTCTACATGAATTGCAATTTCCGGAAATTGTTTGCTAAATTGTTTATATACATCTTCGTGCTTCATATCTTACCTCTAAACAAAAGTATCTAAATACCATAACATTTGAATCCAGATTTCAAATTTACGTAAGTCATGATCGCAATTCTTAACTCTGAATAATCCACCGCGGCCGTCGGGTTCATATTCACGTTTGAGAAATGTGTTGATCACTTCTCTAACATACTTTTTATCAAACCTGGAATCATACATACCGCCCAAACCGAGATTTACGATCATCTTCCAGAACCATTGTCCTGTTCTATCGCCGACACTCGGATCGTCCATAATATCTTCGCAACGAATTGCAAGAGCTATTATCATTTCTAGGATACTACATGGACGAGATAACATATCGACGATAACTTCTCGGCTTTCAGGGCTGTATATTTCATAAGCAAACCGACTTCTCAGATTTTCTCCGTCAGTTTCTCTGTTCTCATCTTTTGGGATGCTGTATCTGAATTCAATCTCATGTAAATATTCCAAAAGCTTTTTATATGAATTTGCTTTGGCATATCTACCACTGCATACCAGATTATACATCCACTCGAAATATTCTATCTCAATTTCAGTCCTCGTCACCGCCAACTACCTCGCTGTAACTTCCGTAATCTCTAAGGATTTCGTAATATGACTTAAAATTAGGATTTTTGATATACACAGTATCGTCTTCATACTCTCCGAAATGGGAAGCGAAATCCTCTCCTACCATCTCGTCAATATTACCAATTATTCTGTCACGTTCATCCGCGAGCACTCCATCACCTTCATAATATGTCAGAGTGATCATCGGATAATCCTGCTCCCATGTCTCTTCTGGAGCAATTACTTCAGGTCCGCCCATGTCATCTGCTTCCTCCTTTTCTTTCTCTTTCATAGCCTGCTCGTTAATATAACCGAGCTCCTGTACTTTATCTCTGATTTCCTGAACAGTAAGTTTATCCGGATTTTCAATACCATCTTTTAAACCTTCCGTTAAAGCCTCTCCAACTTTTTTACAAGCTTTGCTCTCAGAATAGCGATCCCTAAGGAATTCATTCTCTTCGGTTTTGTCAGCAATGATCTGCTCGTACTTGGTTTTAACTAACTTCCATGTTACTACCGAACCGATTGCACCTCCAGCTAAGAATATCATTCCTTTAATTAATAAATTCTTGTTCATTTGTTTCTCCTTTCACTCAGAGTATATAAGTTCGTACTCACCGCTATCATTTTGTTCCTCGTTTGGATCAGTCTTTACCGATAACACCGTCACTGCTAGTCCACCGAATAACAGTGAAATACTCATAAGAATCCCTCCTGCGATATGACGTCTTTTCTTTGTATTTAACGAATGGTCTATCATTGATAGAATTCTTCCGAGCTTCTCCACTTATATCTCTCCCTTTGTTTTATTTAGTTGCTGTTGTAGTTTTTAAAATATGCGAATTCCCCTCAATAGGATGAGTAAGAATCATAAGTCCACTGACAAAACAAATCCCAGCAATAGTGGCAAACGTAATTGATAACTTTTCTTTCACGTTAAGTCAGTCCTTTCATTCTTTTCGAACGGATTTGGTTGCAACGCTAAAACAAAGTAGTCATCGACGATTTTAGCACCTTTTACTTTGCCGATTTCAATCATTGCTTTAACTGTTGCAGTTCCACAATTCCATCTCACAGCTGCTTTTTCTGCTGAGATAAATAACGGCGTAAGATTCTGACTGAATAACTCTTTGTCTTCCAAACCGTTCTCCAAAATATAAATGATTAACTCTCTACCGGTCATAAATCTCTCTCCATTTTTGATATATACTCTTCAGGAAATATGGAATCGATAGACTTCAAGATGTCATTTAGATCATCTTCATCCATCGGTTCACTTAGAGTACAGGCTACTGCAATTTTTAAGTTATTGAGTCTTTCTCGTAAATCGGTCATTCAATTCTCCTTATACTTACCCTCAGCCTCATGCACGAAGCCAAGGGTAGTCAAACATATCTCTGTAGGGATTCCCAGACCCGAGATTATCGAGTCCTGACATTCAAATCATGTTGAGAATATCCCCATCCACATTGAAATCAAGAAGAATAGTTCTCTCATAACCGTTCACGAAGTTACGATTTGCCTCGTTGTAAGTGTTATAGATTCCGAAATCTACGAAATTATCACCTACTGGATGTTTCTCGTCATAAATCCATCCAACAATCTGACCTGCCTGTGTACGCGGGATTCCGAGCATATCATATACTTCATTCAGGAACAGATGACCTTTCGTTTTCAACATGTCATTTGCATAACGCTGCTGATCTTTAAGGAACATTAGATTGAATTCAGGATCTTTAGTCCATCCTGTACATCCATCATCGAAGAATTTAGCATAATCGCTGTAACTGTCGAGAGTTGCTACATTTGCTGTTTTCTTAACAGTAGTTTCTGTACCATCTTCATTTACAACAGTCTCTTCGATTTCTTTTGCTTTGATGTTGTACTTCAGTTCTTTATCAAGCTCTTCACCAAATCTCTCAATAACACGACCACGATATTCCTTGAAGCCTTTGTCAATAGTTGCATAAGCGGCTGCAAGTGCTAAGTTACGTTTACGAAGAATATGATGACCACTAAGAATAGCAGCGATAGAAACTGTTCCAAGGATTACTGCTGGAGCATAAAGTTTTGCTACCTTTACGGCTGTTTGAGTATACATGATAGTTAAATCTTTCTTACCATCTTCTTCTGTGTACTCTTTACCTTCTGGAACCATATCTGGATTTTCCATAAATTCATGAATTTTCTCGATTTTTTCTTTTGGCTCAGCGAGCACCTCATCGAGTTTAGTAGTTGCTTTACATGCCATTACAGCAGAGCCAACTACACCAACAATACCTGCGCCAACCAAGATTTCAGGGCTATGCTTTTTAAATTTAAAACCTACACGATGGAGGCTTCTAGTTACTGTGTTCATAATTTCTAATTTTGCCATGATTATTTACTCTCCTTTTCTAATTCTTTACAAAATTCCATTAAACTTTTACCGCGAATAAGAATATCGTTTGGTGTTAAAACAATATCAGGTTCCTTGCTCTTATTCGGATTCTCAACATATTCAATAAGCCTATTGAGATACCACTGAGCTTTCTTTAAGTCCTCAATGCCGTTTTTCTTTTTCCAGCGACATAAATACTTCATTGCATTACCTGTACAAAATGCTTCTAATCCGTTAAGACCATCACAAAAGGCCTCGATAACGTCGATAGTTTCGAGACCTGATTTTGACTGATAATGATCCGGATGATTCACCATATCGTTTTTGGCAACCCATTGTGTCGGAATACAAAAAGGATCATCGCTCGTTATACAGTGTTTACAAGCTTCCGATCCCATTGTACGACCACAATTGTCACAATCATATTTGCTTTTTGTTATACTCATAGTTTTCCTTTCAAATATAATCTTTTACCTTCTTGCCAGTGTTATAAATCTCTCGTTCGATTCCTAGACCAAAAGGTAATCTAACACTCTCTAATTCAGACAGCATTACATAACCCCATTCCCATTCAAAAAGATGACAATAACCGTATAATAACCAGTCACCGTCATCTTGTTTTTCACCTTCTGTAATTAACCAGGTACCTGTTCCAGTTGGATTAAAATACTTAACTACTACATCAGCTTCTTCCATCTTTCCTTCCTGAGAACCAATCGGATAATTTTCAAAAGTTTTCTCCAATTCATCGGTCATTAGTAGCATCGTAACGACACATCCTTATTGTGTATTTTTATTTAGTCAATTGGCATAGCTTTTGGCAACTTAAGAACATATCCATCTTTAATTCTCACAGTCTCGGCAGTACGAATGTTTGTCCATCCGTATTTGTTACTTGTATACGGTGCTGGAAGAGCAGCCATATCATACATATCAGCTACAGTAACAAAGCCATATGTGTCTATAAGATCTACCATCTGTTCTCTTACAGCCTCACATTCACCGCGAGAATCAAACACAAGATCATCATAATCAAACCGGCCTTTTGCACGTAGACCACCATCACGTCGATCGTCTTTCTTATCGTCATAATAACTTCGGTAAGATATCTTGTTCCCAGTCTTACGCTTATTACTTCCAGAACCGCCGTAAAGAATCATGTCGGCACCATCAGTAACAATATCCAAGATTGCTTTCTTAATTGCTGGAATCAAAACATCCAAGACAATATATGATTTAACATTAGCTGCATCTTCGGAAATGAACATGCTTGCTAATTTACGTCCTTCGTTTTTCTTCGTTTTCACTTTACCATTAACAACTTTCTGCACCCTCTTTTCTTTCGTAGGCGCTTCAGTTGCTTTTTCTTCTTTGCTCTTATGAGAATTCGGTTGATATTCTCTCATTTTCTTATCACCTCTTAATTAACCATTTTGATTTCACCAGGCAATGTTATCCTCACACCTGGCAATAAATTTAATTGTTTCTTAGCCTGATAAGTTAAGTTACTCCTGGCTTTTTGTTTTGATGAAGCACTTGTTTCACCCTTCCAACGATCGATCATGCATTTATCAAACGACATTACAGGACCTTCGTATGTGTATTTGTCATACTCTTCGTTCATTGTTACCTCCTAGAAACAAAAAGAGAAGAGTCCCATAATTGAGACCCGTCTCTTTTTCGAATACTTTAAATGTTATTTCTCGGCTGCTTCCTCGTCGATTTCTTCCTCGATAACGGATTCATCTTCAGGTTCATCAACCTCTTCAACCTCGACCCATTTCAGTCTTTTCTTGGCTTTCTTCTTTTTAGGCTGCTCGTCTTTCTTTTTGGATTTGATTTTCTTGTAAGCTGCTGCTCCTAATGCAACTGCTCCAGCAATCAATCCTACTGTCAGACCGATAGCCTTTCCAGATCCACCTTCTTCTACTGAATAGTCTTCCGGCTCCAGGTCAATAACCTCAACCTCGTTATCCATTACTTCGTCTTTGATTTCGCTCATAGCAAGATCCTCCTTTAAAATAATTTTAAGTATTTTCTTCATAAAGCACTGTGTATTTTTCGCGTATGATTAATAGTAGCTATCGAAACCATATTCCGGAGGCATCAGATGATCAATAACAATACACGGTTCATTATCTTCCGTAATTTGAGCACTATATCTCACATCGATTTTGCCTTTATCGATTCTCCAACCGATGCTATTACCAACTTCGGTATGCTTAAGACCAATTTCGTCATAGAAATCATTCAGAGAAATATACATCTCGTTACCGTTGATCATTCTCTCATTAAGAGTAAGAACAGCATTTTTAATCTTGTCGATATCCGATCTGAAATATCTGTCGGAATGACTGTCATAACACAACGTGTTACCTTTACCTGTCATGATAATCTGAGTGTCTGCAACCGGATGTTCTTCAACTTGCTTCTTAGCGACTTTATCTCTGATGTTATTTTCCTTCTTCTCTCCGATAGTCTCTACCACTTTCTCTCTGTAGTCAGACAGTGCTGTTGTAGATAACTGATATGCTGTTGCCAATGCTGCGTTACGTCTTACATGTACGGAATTAGCACCGATAAGACAAGCGACTGACGCAATGCCAGTGATAGCTGCTGGAATATAAGGTTTCCAAGCTGCTTTTACTGTTTCGACAGGTGTGAGATTTAAAGCGTTTCTTTCGTCTTCTTCTGTGAAAATACCGCCTTCATGAGCTTCTTTCTCTTTAAACTTCTTCTCTTCCTCGATTAACTCCATAGCTTTTGGTGTTGCTTTTACTGCAAGCACAACAGTAGATATCATACCTGCGATACCAATGCCAGTAAGAATTTCCGGACTGCGTTTTTTCATTACATATTTTGCAGTGTTTAAAAATTTTGTTACATTTGGTTTGTTCATTTTTTATCTCCTTTCATGAACAGTTAAATTGTTTTTACCAAAAATCCCACTCGGGAAAATTTTGATCTTGAAAAAATAGAAATCGAAAAGAAACAGTGTAGGACTCGAACCCACAACCTACAGATATAAGTCTGTTGCTCTACCAATTGAGCTAACTGTTTCTTCTCATAATAGCGCTTGTAAATTTCGCGAATATAGATCTTCAGAAACAAAAAAGAAGAACCCCGAAGGATTCTCCTAGACTTTCTTCTGAAGCTCAGAAACTGCTTTCTTCAACTCTTCAAACTCCTTTTCTTTTTTCTGATCTGATAATGCACCTGCTATAGCCATAATACCTGTTACTACAACACCTGCATATTTTCCGACAGACTTCAGAAGCGGATTATTGATAATACCTTTGAATTTCATTTTTCTCGTCTCCTTTCTTCATTCCATTAAAGGAAATGTTTTTGTCGCGATACCGGTTTCGCTATATCAAAATATCATCGTTTATCGTCACCCGTGTATGGGTAAATCCATTTTGATTTTGTCAGGATTCATAATGAGGATACTATCGCAGTCCCAGCCATACAGATCCCAATATAACTGATGATCAGCTGATAAATTTAACTCGATGGCATCATAGCCAAGTTCAATGCATTTCTCGAAATCTATCAGTGTACTTATTGATTTCCATACCGGGTCAGCAATTGTTGGAAGTTCCTTTAATTTTTCTACGGAATCTATAACGAATATATTGGCTTCCGGAAGAGTGAATATGAAACTATTTTCTTCAATACATTCACGAAAATTTTCTCTTTCACACCAGTCTTTCCAACCTAATTTGGCATCTATCGGACTAGCCCAAAGACCTCCTCTAGGTTTAACCCAGCATTGCTCATTTTGAATAGGTTTAAATAAGTTTGGATTAAAAGTTGCATGTCCGTAATGAATATAAATCTTGTCTTGCATATTACTATCCTTTCGTTCAAAAACATATGTCACTTAGTAACAAAAAGAAAAGAGGCCCCTATTTCAGGACCTCAAATTTCTCTTTTTTATTTTTCTTGATTTTATTCTCAACGGATTCTTTCCATTGATTCGCTTTAGTTGCCACTGCCTGTCTGACTTCTGGAATAGCAAGTGCCGAACCGACAACCGTTACTGCCGGCACAACAATCTGTCCAATCCAAAGTCTTACTTCTCTCATAGCATCAATATTTTTGCGTTTCATAGTTTTATCCTCCTTTAAAAATATAATCTTTTCATTAAAGGCGTTGTTTATTTAGCGAGTGTAATGGATATGCTCATTGTTTAATTCGTCGAGATGTTTAATAAAATCTAAATATCTTTTATTTCGTCTATTCTCCACAAAGTTTATAACTAACCAAGCAATCCCTACGATAGGCAAGCCAACGAATACTAATAGAAATAGTAAGCATGTAATCATAGAAACAAGCGTATTCATAAATCTTCTCCTTTCAATACTCTTCGTAATCAATGAACGGCTCTGTGAAATCTACAATATAACATTCAATACCGTCGTCCATTTCTACTTTTGTATGGTGGAAATATAGCCAACCATCCCAGTACATTTCATACATCTGAGCTGCGGACCAACCCATAAATTCACCGTAATCCTGTCGATCAATCTCTAGTAAATCGTAATAATCGTTTAAAGATGCACCACCGGATTGAGATAGCATTTTATTAATCTCATACTCTGCTCTCAATTGAGTTTCTTTCGTCACACGGTAATAACGTTTGGAATATTCATCGTAGAATAGTGTTTTGCCATCCTCGTATTCGTCGTCATATTCTTCTTTGTCTTCTTCCTCGTAATGGTCTTTTGCTACAGCAGCACGAATGAGTTTGTCTCCGTCTTCACCATATAACTTTTTAACTTTGTTTTTGTACTCTTTGTGAGTTTGGTCTAGTAAGGCATAAGCAGATGCGATGGCTGCTTGGGAATGTTTGTTTAATAGATTCGCGCCAAATATGCAAGCTAGGGTTCCTGTTCCAATCAATAAGGAAGGAATATATGTTGGTCCTGCTACTCGAATAGTCTCCCATTTTGTTAATTCATCTCCTTTCTCTTCTTCAGCTAGTTCAATAAGTTCCATTGCTTTCGGAGTAGCTTTAACCGCCATTACAGCTGTACCTACCACTCCGGCAGCTCCTAATACTGTTAATATAGTAGAGCTGTTTTTCTTTACGAATCTTTTCGAAACTGTTAGTAAGTCATTCATTTCCAGCACGCTCCTTGGCGATAAATTTGGTAAAAATAAAAAGAGAAAGAAAAGAGTCAGCTTGTTGTGTAAACCAAGTCTAACTCAATTCTTTTTGTCATTATCCGAAATAACAATATCCCATAACAGGTGATGTAATTTTCGCGAATCCCTACTGCTCAAAAAATAAAACTACATCTACCGGATCTTTGAAGTGCTGCTCCTCCACTACTTCTTTAAATTCTTCAAATGATTCCGGTTCGTATTCTTGTAAATATAAAATCTGTTCAAGCAATCTTCCGTAAAATCCTTGAGAATTAGATAGCATTTTTACCACACCAATGACTTGTTCAACATCATAACCGTCTGCTTTCTTTTCCATAGCGTTTGCCATTTTGAACACTCCTTTAATTGGTTTTTGATAAAAATAAAAAGAGAATACAATGACTTCAGGGTCGGCCCAACGAAAACCGTTGCCCGGTGGGTAGCATGTTTTATTACGTTATTACGTGCCGCTACGCCTTCGTGTCTCACCACTGGATTTCCACCAGTATCTATCCATTGCTTTCTCTCATAATAGGTGATGTAATTTTCGCGAATAGAAAAAGAAAATGCCTAGTTTTTAACTAGACAAATTCTTTAATAATTATTGTTCCACCAACTACATCGATTTTTATTTTATTCATCGCTTTCAACATACTAGCCACTTTTTGCACTGGTAACTTACTTGTGAAACCATAGAACACCAAGTCGCCCATGGTATATACATGCCCTACTGAATACTTAACTTCAATATCGGCTGTATATTTGCCAAGGCAATCCATTGCTCCTAAATTTTTCACAACTTCGTTTTTATTCGCGCATAAAGTAATTTCATATTTAGTAAACATATAAATTCCTCCTTATTCGATTTCATTGTTTTTCTCATAATAGGTGATGTAATTTTCGCGAAAACAAAAGAGAAAGGGCCCATGTTACTGAGCCACTTTCGCTTTCTTATGATTTTTAACTGCTTTCTTAGAAACCTCTACTGCTTTATTCACTGCATCACTTGCCAAACTACCGACTACCAATCCGCCAGCAATCTCAATAATGTGTCTAACTAAAACATTCATTTTAGATTCCTCCTGTTAAGCAATTTATTATCTTTCCATAATAGGACTTGTAATTTTCGCGAATTAAAAGAAAAGACACCGTGTTTCAGGTGCCTAATCCTCTGAATCAACCATTTGTTCAATTTTCAGTAATACTTTCTGATCAATTTCTCCATCCGCATTGATATGAAATCGTATTTTACCATCCTTCATCTCAGCTTCTATCTCACTAATACGGATGTCTGGTTTGACTCCAATATTTTTGTATATAGCTCTAGATATAAGTTTGGCTACCATACCTCTCATAAATCTAGTAGATAATTTAATTTTCATTTCGTCCATAATTACCTCCTCCTTCTAGGTTGTTTCCTATAATAGGGGAAGTTTAAGTCGCGAAAACAAAAGAAAGAGCAGTGGGTGACACCGCTCTAACTGTTTCTCAAAAATCGAATGAGAATCCATACAAGCCATAATCCTCCGGTTGCAAATACTAATACAAAGTCGATAAGCAATCCGAATAATCCACGCTTTTTCATGATTATCTTCTCCTTTCATTTTCTTTTCACAATAGGAGAAGTTTTTATCGCGTGCATTATCAGTTCCTTCAAATACAAAATAAAAGAGACCAATCGGCCTCTCTTACATGTTTCGTTTAGAAAGTTCTTCTGCTACCTTCTTTGCAATCTTTTCATCCAATAACTTATCTGTACTTTGTTTCCCTGCGAATGTTAATCCCGCACTAACAATAGCTGTTATAAGCTTTGCAATTCTAATTACTTTTGGTGACATAAATATACCTCCTTTCTATAATAGAAGAGGTTTAAATCGCGCGTCTATCGAAGCAAGTTTCCCATCGTTCTCGCTTAACTGGCTTCATTTTCATAGTCCACATCATTTGTCGGACCGTTACGGTGGGATATAAACCGTTCTCAGGTTCTCCCGATCTATCCTCGAAGAACTCCAGGAATCTTTCATGTAAATATAAAGTGTCTGTCAGCCACGGATCAATCTCGCCCCACCAGGTATTTTTCGTCGCTGGATCATATCGCTGCTGAATAACAGCTAGTCCTTTTCGTCCCATTTTGAATAAAGTACATTTACTGTAAACTGGATGATCACATTCATAAGTTTCTCCGTACATCGATACATAAACTTTTGGCTTTTCGTAGTGATAACGCATATTACTATTATCCTTTCTTTAACTTTAGTTATATAACTTTTGTTTAAACTCTCGCGTTAGGAAATATAAAAGAAGAAAAAAAAAGAAAAGACTATGGGAATAGCGCGGGATTCGAACCCACGACGTTGAGTTTCCTCTTATTCTTCCATTAGAACTAACCGTCTTAACTATTCCAGAGACTTCTTCCGATATATTGCTATACGGGAATTGTTCTCTTCTTTTCTATAATAGGAAATGTTTATTTAGCGAAAGAAAATAGCCCAGGCGTTTAACCCGAGCTAATTCTCTTAAACTTATTCGTTACCATTGAGTTTCTCAATAGCTTCAACCTTCCTGCTGTCAAACATCGTAGAATTTACAATACTCATCACAGCTTTGTAATATGTTTTCGGCTGATCCTTCTTGAGCAACTCTATCGCCTGAACTTTACGACTATCAAACATGCTGCTGTTCATTATCGAAGCTACCGCACTGTCATAATCTGCTGTGCTAAATATATCCGCTAATAAATCAACTTCATATGTGTCCTGTTTTCGTTTCTTTTCACGCAATACAACTGCCACAATTGGAATCGCAATACCAATCCCATTTGCTACATATTCTGTGATTTTCCATAAACTCTCTTTTGTTTTCTCGCTAGTTAAAACTTCTTTGATTTTCATATCAATAACCTCCTATAAGTTTATTCTCATAACAGGCGTTGTAATAATAGCGAAAAAGAAGAGCCTAAGTCATTTCGACTCAAGCCCTTCCATTTTGAAATTACTTTTTTGGGAGTAACTTCTGAATGAATCCTCGACCCATTATTGTTGTGATGGTTCCAGTCTCTTCGAATTTGATAGACTTGATTGTGCCCCAGATAGTAACCGCTGTCGGTATAACAATACCCGCTCCTGTTAAGCAATTCTTAACAACTCGATCTTTTCGTTCATCTTTAAGCTGCTCTGCTCTTAATTCAGCATCAACATTTTGCTGATCCTTTTTAAGTTCTTGTTCAGCCTTAATTTTCTCAAGTTCGATTGCTCGATCACATAACTTTGTCAGGCCGTCTACCGTATTTTTGTACTTATCTGTACCTACTTCAAGTTTTCCTAACTCTTCGAATTCGTCCTGAATCTCATCTTTTAATAATGTTTCAATACTCATTTTGAACTCCTCCTTATATTCGTATTTCATAATAGGGAATGTTATTTTTGCGACAGATCTACTCTAAGCATTACGTGTTTATCTTTTCGTAGCTTATATGCCTTACCACTATCTATTTCTAAAAATAAATACGGTGCTGAGTCTGGATCTGAGCTGTCTACTTTCAGTGTGCCGATTGGCTTTTTTACTAAGAGTGTCGTTGCCACAACTGCACCTATCAGCATACCTACTAATAAAAATAAAAGTTCCACTACGCTACTTCCTCCTTTCTTCAATAGAATTGTTTTATCGAAAACTCCCTCCCGGGAAATTTTCACTTTAGAATTTTAATATTGTTTCCTGTCACCTATGTACGGAATATCTATTCTAGATTAGAGTTTGTTTTAATCTAGGTTAAAGAAAAAAGAGAGCCTAAGCCCTCTTATCTGTCATAAAACTTGGTAACTGAAGTTCTGGTTTATAAGTCATTAACTCTGCTTCATATAGCCTCATGATAATAGCTATCTCATCTTCATGAATACTTTTTATCAACTTAAAGACTTTATCATAATCAACATCTGATTTATTCTTCATTTGACAAATATAATCCACGAGTCTGGTATACTTATCATCCGCAGTTCCTATCATTGCCGCAAATTTAACTTCCATAATTTATCCTCCTTAAATTTAAAGTTTTATGTTTCTATAAAGTAGTATGTATTTTTGGCGAAAAAGAAAAGAAGAGACCGATTAGGCCTCCTCTTTAAATAACTCAGGGTATTTCTCCATCAGTTCTTTTCTGTCTCGTTCAATGTCTTTTTCTATATGCTCGATTTCTGCTTCCAATTTACCTGTGCTTTTACCTAAACGGTAACCCAGATAAGATCCTACAGCATAAACCAATCCGGCATATAAACCAAAACCTAAACCAGCTTTTAAATTAGCTTTCATGATAGATCACTCCTATAATTTATTCTCATAATAGGCGTTGTTTTAGTCGCGATCATCAAACGGTACTTCTATGTTTTCAATCTCGTCAGAAATAATCTCCCCGTCACCGATAAGTAGTTCTCTTTTGTTTATTTGATTAACGCTAGTTCGATATATACCCTCAGCTACTGCTAGTCCGATAAATGTACTTACTCCCCAAAGAATTCCTTTGATTAATTTATTAGTATCCATTTTGAATTTTCCTCTCATGATATATTCTCTATTGGAAATCAAAAGGAAGAGTATCTGCATAGATACCCGCCTTTTTGTTTTTAATTATTGCTTGTGGTCCAACCCATGTTGTTCTGTGTGAATGAGTTGTTAATGCCGTTGATAGTTCTTACTCTATCCTCGTACAATGAATTGTCGCTAATGATGCTAACTCCGAATTTCCATTTGAAGTCTGGAATTTCGTTAGCTGCTTTCATAGCTTCATCCCATTTCTCAAGGAAGACTTCTATCGCATATCCTCTCTCTACACTATCCATGTCGTTACCCTCCTTTATAATAATTTTCTATAAAGGAGCGTGTAATTTTCGCGAATATCTAATCCCGTGCATTAATCAACTTCAGATTCTCACTTCGTTCTAATCAATCCCTAGCATTCGATAGCAGCCAAAAGAACCTTCTGTACCTGTCGTAATACATGTCTCTACCGCACGGAATATCTAACTTTGACCGCAGGTAAGTATACGATAAACCCTCTGTAACCGCTTTTAAAATGTAATCGTACAAATAACGGTCTGCATCCAAAGCTATCCTCTCGATTAGATCGATTTTCTCTTTATAATAAGCTCTCAAGATTGCTCTCTTACCTGTTGGATCACCAGGCATATTGCTCGTTGGGATTTTCTCGATCATGGATAACGGTACAGAATGATCGTTAAAAGCAGCATAAGCACTCTTCCATATCGGATACTGTAAACAAAAATGTTTTAGTTCGTAATATCGATGTTTGCTAATCCAGTATTTGTTGTTCTCAGACAGCTCTGGACGTATTCTTGTTGCCATTTTGATTTTTCTCCTTCAATTTATTCTTCCTGCATTTATCTGCTTTCTTCATAAATTTAACAGTGGCTTTTTCCAACTTCTCTCTATCAACTTCTCCATAAACATTAACGATAGCATTCTTATAACGGTATGTTTCCATCACTATTTACTCCGTGATAAGAATATGTCCAATGCTTCTAGGTTAGTTAATCCAAGAACCTCTTTTAACTTAGCCGCTTCATTTACCGTAAATGCATCAAATCCATTTAGCTTACGATAAAAAGAAGATCTGTTGATGTCGATCAGATCAGCGGTCTTAGCCACGTTCAATCCCTTTTCGACTATCTTGCCTTTTAATTTATTCGCATTCATGCACATCACCTCTCGCTGTATTTGTCGCTTATCTGCAACAACACGAGAATATCACCAGCTTACTTTTTCTGTCAATAACTTTTTCGCATAAAACGAAAACGATTTATTCTAGAATACAATTTATTTGCATATATGCGATTTTGTGTGTATCATATGGATTGATAAGAGAAGAATAAGAAAGAGTCCTAAGACTCATCTTCGCGATAGTATAAAGGAGTTAACCGAATGACAATAGGACAAAAAATAAAAGAATTACGCAATCAACTTAATATGTCGGTGGATGATCTTGCTGTGAAACTGGGTAAGAACCGTGCGACTATCTACCGCTATGAACGAGGAGATATCGAGAACCTCCCTCTCGATGTACTAGAACCATTAGCAAATGCTCTTGAGACCACACCTGGTTATTTAATGGGATGGGAAGAAACTACGAAAAAGAAAGAGCCTTCAATTATCGATGAAGTTACCATGGGTGACGTTTTTAAAGCGTTACGTCTAGGAAGTAATTTATCGATAGAGGAATTTTCGCATGAGATTGGATTATCTGCCCAAGACATAAGCAATTATGAAGCAGGAAAGACTCCTATACCTGTAAATATAATTAATCTTGTTGCTGATTTCTTTGGCATATCAATAGCGGAAATAGTTAAGGCACACAAAAACAGCGAAAATAGAACGCCTTCTGGTTTCGAAATGAAAAAGGAACGATTTGAACGTTTTAAAGTTTGGAATAAAGAGTTTGGACGAATACATTTTACTGATGAAGAAATCAATAAAATAATGGAATATACAAGGTTCTTACTTAGCCAAAGAAGACAGTAAGTCTACATAGGTTTACTCTATTTAAAGGAGGTGATGCCTGAATTCAGTTCATCGTAGAATTTACATCAAAGGAAAGGTGGAACCAATGACAACGTTTGATATGAACAACGCTGTAGACAATGCGTTCGGTATGGACGTATATGCTATCTATCTTCGGAAAAGTCGAGCCGATGTAGAAGCAGAAAAACTTGGAGAAGGAGAAACACTAGCAAGGCATAGAAAGATACTAACAGAACTTGCTGCTAGAAAAGGATTGTATATCGGTAAGATTTACGAGGAAATTGTATCTGGTGAAACAATCGAAGCTAGACCTGAAATACAAAAACTGATAGAAGATTGTTATAAAGGGAAATATAGAGGAATCCTAATAGTAGAAGTTACTCGTCTATCTCGTGGTAATCAAGGAGACGCTCAAAAAATACTCGACTGTCTCAAATATTCGAATAGAAACAATGGTGTATTAGTTATCACTCCTACTAAGACTTATGACGTTGCACACAGCCAAGAAGACGAAGAATATATGGAGTTTGAATTGTTTATGTCTCGTCGAGAATATAAGATGATTCAAAAGCGTATGGATCGTGGCCGTAAACAAGCAGTCGTAGAAGGAAACTTCATGGGTAGTTACCGTCCCTATGGATATGACATCTTAAAAACCAAGACCGGACGAACACTTATACCGAATGAAGATGAAGCTCCTATCGTGAAAATGATTTACGAATGGACAGTTAACGATAATTTATCTCCTTTCAAGATAGCTGAGCGTTTAACTAATATGGGTGTTCCTACTTATTATGGTGAGAAGGATTGGTCTAAAGAAACAGTTAAAACCATTTTGACGAATCAGACATACATGGGTAAAGTTCGTTGGAATGATCGAATGACTGTTAAGACTATGGTCGACGGAGAACTTAAAGCTACACGACCTCGTTCAAATCATTCCGATCACTTCATGCTATATGATGGAAAACATATGAAACACGCACTCGTCGACGAAGAAACATTCAAAGCAGCCTCCTCTCGCTTTCATAACGATAGGACAAGATCAAATCTAAAACTTGTTAATCCTCTTGCAGGACTTCTATTTTGTAAGAAATGTGGTAAATCTATGGGTTATCAATCATATAGACATAAGAAAAACGGACCAATGGATCGATACAATCATAGACAGTCTGCTAATGGATGCAAGGTTAAGTCAGCAGTTGCTGAGGATGTTATAAAAGCTGTTATACATGCTTTGAAACTTTATATAGAAGATTTCGAATTTAAGTTAGACAACACTCCAGATGTTGACGAAAATTCAATCAATACGCAGCTCGAAGCTTTACAAAAAGAAATACGAAAATCCGAACGAAAACTTGCTAAGCTATTCGATTCTTGGGAAGATGAGAAGATAACAGATAATGAATTTGTTCAAAGGAAAGCCGTCCATAATCAGAAGATAGAAAATATAAAGAGGCAAATGGAAGAACTCGAATATTCGATACCAGAAAGAGAAGAATATGAGGATAAAATAATATTGCTGTCTGAAGCACTTGTCGCTATCACAGACGAATCGCTTGACGCAGATATTAAGAACGAGTATCTTAAAAGAATCATTGATAGAATAGAGTTTAGTAGAGAGAATAACTCAGAGTTTATACTAGATATAGACTTATGCTAAATGGTGGCTTTGCTGCCTGTAAGACCTGCACTAAAATGGTGTAGGTAACTTTTTCCCCGACATATATATCATGGTTGTGTTTCTTTTATATCGCCACCATGATATATATCACAGGGAAACTATTCTAAACGTTGATATATCAAGGAGGAGATATACATGAGAATAGTATGGAAAGACAGTGCGCCTAAAACAAAACCTTGGTTGACGTTCAAATATAGAGAACATATCGTTAGCCAATATGGAGATGGATGGATTACCGATATACCTGGTGATAACAATATCTATTTTCCGAGAGAGTGTGCTTATAATGCAATCGATAAGTCTCTAGGTGGAAAGACACGAAAAGCTAATCCTCAAAGACATAAATTAGGAATAAAAGTTATTGGTAGAAAGGACGATGTATCATGAGAATCGTATGGAAAGATAGTCATAAGCCAAAAGAATATGAACCTATGAAATATCGAAATATTTACATCTTCGGTACTCCTGAAGGATGGGAAGTAAATATAAAAGGAGATAATAATCTATACAAGACTCATTACTGTGCTATGAATGCGATTGATGATTACTTTGGAGATTTTGGAGAACGTGGTACAGAAAAACGTAAACGATATGGAATACAAATAATAGGTAAGAAAAATGATGAGACTGCATGAATCTCAAAAGCCACTTCCTTTTCTGGAGGTGGCATATTTTTATCTAGGTTAGACATTTCTATTTTCGTATGACGTAAATTTTACATTTGTGTACTCGTTAACCAAAAAGCTACATGCTTCATTAACTGTTTTAACGACGGATTCCCCTTCTATATAACTCTGATAATTCCTTCTTTGATTTTCAAATTTAAGATCAGGTTCAACCATGGTATCTACACTTAACCATATTAGTTCCGTAGTATAGTCTTCGGTAAAATATCCTTTTATAAAAACCTCTTTCTTTCCAACCGTTCCGATTAGTTTTATAAACGACATATCATGCTTCGTCAGATTAAACGCATATCTTATTCCTTTTACATATTGCCCGCCAAGTTTCCTCGACTTAATTGTTTCATAGTAATTATCTTTATTGTTGTTCTTTTTATGCCACTCATCCGATATACAAATCCACATTAAAAGTTCGCTTAAAGTTGCAACCATGGATATGCTATTTTGTTTGTCGCTTGTGCTTAAATATTCATGAAATCTTTTATGAGATTCTCTTAATCCATGGTTTATATACATTAGCCTAAATTCTTCGACACTATTCATTATCTGCATTCCTCCTTTTATCGTAATATTCGACCATATAGGAGAAATTTCCTTTTAACCATATGAAGAAAAATAAAAGGGGCTGTTTTATTCGCCCCAATTATTTTACATCTTGTGTGAAATCTCCTCGCAATGCTTTTCCAATGATTTGATTCGTTCTTCGTGACCCTGATTTTGAATTTTCAGCTCGTCTATTTCAGATCCATGATTCGTAACCCGAGTCTTCAAGTTATTAATCATCTCGGTCAAGAAGTTTATAGTCGCGTTGAGTTTGATTATGTTTTCGTTTAGCTTTTCGATAGGCTCATTTTTAGAATGTTCTTCCTGAGTAATATCCTTCCTCAGTTTCATATAGAAAGCGAACACTGAGCCTATGACTGTTAAGACAATGATTATAACTTGATTCTCTGCCATAGTTATTTTTCCTTCGCTGTATTATTATCGTCTTTCTTACCTTCTACAAATCTACTAAATCCCTGATGTAGACCTGTAGATGCCAGACCCATAACTGCACCATATACGATGGAATCGACAGAGATGCCGCTTACTGCCGTATTCAATGCTGCGCCGACAACAGCCAGGATGACTGGAATATCGTCGTTAGGGATACGTTTTAAAAAAGTCGCATGTTTGATGATATATCCAACCACCAGACAAGCGACCATTACTACAAGTACGAAATGTTCAGTTAAAATTTTTGCGAAATCCATTTTGAATTACCTTCCTTTCTTTTACTAATTAACTTTTTCCCATCCAGCAGGATATGCCTCAGGGGAGTACACGTTGTTATCGATAAGTGAAACGTACTTCTCGTTATTGAATGTTATCTTATCTCCCTTTTTATATGCCGTCTCAGCGTTGATCGGCTGTTTAAATTCTGGATACTCAACGTTAGGATCTGAGATTTCAACATACAAGGACGGAGAAACATCCGGCTTCCATTCTTCAGTAGATGTGAACGGATCTGACGCGACAACCTTATAGAATTTATCCTGATAGATAAAGCGATCTCCTTTGCTATATGTAACTCCCACAACATATTCCGGATACATATATCTCATAATATAAGCATCTTTGTCAGAAGCTTGTTTAAGTGTAAGATCGAACTGCAACTCTTCAAGTTTCTTAGTTCCTTCTTCGATAGCTGCTTCTTTTTCTTTTTCTTTCAGGATATTATTGTAATGCTCTTCGTCATAAACTAGATGGTATTTCTTATCCTCTTCGTTAAGTTTCAAAGCATAACAATGTAATTTGGAAAGATCCACAACAGTATCATCGAGAATCGCACAAATATAATTATTGCGTAATTGACGAAGAGAAATGTTAGTTATCTCTCCATTGACGTTTTCCGCTTCAACATAAACATTCATTGCTCATCACCTCCCCTTAAACATCAACAGCCCCCGTATAGGAAGGCTGAGTTTTTAACCAATCGTATGCATTTTGAATTAGATCGCCTATAAGTAGTTTCTGAGCCTCATCCCATTCAATGCTAAGATAATCCATGTTGGTGTATGGAAAAGATGGCTCTCCTATGATTCTACCAGCCATATAATCCTTATCGTATTGACGACCTTCTTTATCAATGTACGATTCTACAATAATAGTAGCTCGCTGATTAATTTCTACGTTAATGGCGGCAATATGATGATAGCTTACTACTACACCATTAGCGGTTTTAATGTTTACTTCTATAGCCAAAATATCACTCCTAAACTCCAATTACTTGTCTAAGAACAAACCTGTTATTGGTATAAGCAACTCCATTGTTTCCCTGTCCGGTATAGTTATTTTCAACCCCACCGGTGAGTTTGCCATCAGATATGTTCAATACTTTAACACTCGCATATCCGCAAACTTCAGACATAAGCGTGAAACACCACGGTTTTCCTGAGTATGTAGAAACAGCGCTTTTAGGCACGAAGAAGCTATGTAATCTTGTATTAGTAGCAGACCCATTATAATAGTCAGAGAATATCAATACGATTCCATGAGGTTGATTTGATACAGGGCTACTAAAAGTTATGGTATGAGTATTACTCGGCCATAAACTTCCGGTCCATAGTGTATTATTTGTAAACCTTTCGGTAACTGAACCTCTTACAAAGCCATTATCAGCAGTAAACGTCATAGCAGTTCTGATACTGTGAGGGGAATATGAATCTGTTGGGGTCATGAGAAAATAATTTTCGCTACTCCCATCAACTTTTCTAGCAAACATTTTTACTGTAGGACTGACTCCTCCTCTATCCCCTTTAACGCTAACATAAGAAGCCACACCATCGTGTGACTCAAAATTTGCTAACATATCAGCAATATCTGCTCTTAATACCACGCGATACTCTCCATCATAGCGGCTAGTGTAAATTGTTTCAGTAGTTGAGGCAGCATTAGCTTCGTATGTAATGATTGGATCATCATCATCTTCGAAATAAACGAGAACATCGTCTGTAAATGCTTCATCGTTTTCGATGACTAAAGTACCTTTTACAGTAGATATCTTACCTCTACCGTTATTCATGGATATTACTGTATTATCTGAATTTTTCCCGAGATCTATTAACGATTCACCAAAAGTAGCCAACTCAGTAATTCCGTTTCTCATTTCGATGTCTGTACTACTAATAAGAATATTTCTGCCAAGAGTTGATGTTCTCTTATCAGCAACCATAAGTCCATTAGCATCGAAACCGAGGAAGTTTGTAGCGGTTTTAGCAGCTTCTACAGCCTGACCATAAGGATCAATCCAGCTACTCCATGTTGAAGTTGAAGTTCCAACACGCCAATATTCTTTTCCAGTACCTTCGACTTTGGCTGTCTGTCTCGGATATCCTCCGCTAGTATCTTTGTACGGCATATCAGTTCGTAAATGACAGTAAGTCCCTACTCCAGACAATCCTATAGTAGAACAATACTTGAATTCGGCAACTGATGTACTAGGATAATTATTTATGTAATATAGCGGCGGGTAATTCGAATTTTTGGTATCTTTTACGTCAAGTCCGTCGCCTTTTGGTCCTTGTGGTCCAGTAGGTCCTTGTGGTCCTGTTGCGCCTGTACTACCAGTTTCTCCTCGTGGTCCAGTAGGTCCTTGTGGTCCAGTGGCTCCTGTGGCTCCGGTGTTACCAGTAATACATACACCATTAGATGATGGAGTATATGATGTAGTGTTGTCTGTGTACGTTACCAGTGTTCTTCTCCAAATATACTTTCCATCAGCCCACGTAGGTTGACTCGTACTCCATGATCCACCTGTTAATGTTGTCGGGGAATTGGATGAATAGAACTGTTCTTGTGTACTTTTTATGGTAGAACCCAGTGTTACGCTCAATCCATTAGCAGTCTGTTCTAGAGTAGAGACCTCGCCTTCCAAATCTGTTACTTTCGAACTTAAACCACTGGCAGTCTGTTCTACCGTACTAACCCTGTTTCCAAGAGAAGTAGTTTCCTGTACATTTGCTTCTATTCTGTCAGCATTTTGATCGATACTGGATTTAGCGTTTGTTAGATCTGTAGTGAGCTTCGATACATCCGAAGTTAAGCCATCAGCAGTCTGTTCAAGCGTGCTTGTCCTGACACCTAATTCATTTGTGGCGTTCACATTTGCTGTAATACGTTCTCTTTCTATGTTCAGATCAGCTTCGTACTCCGTTCTGAGGTCATTCACGGCTTCCCATGAACTATCACAAACTGGGCTTGTGTATGCATTTGACGTTGGGTTCTTATACGTAATGAGATATCTCGTCCATAAATACATACCAGTAGACCAGGTAGGCATGGAAGTTACCCATGACCCGCCTGTCTGTGTTGTTTTGGAAGTGCTTAAATAATATTGCTGAGTGATGCTATCAATGCCAGTACCAGTAGGACCCTGAGATCCTGTTGCCCCGTCGGTTCCATTCTTAGGTATGTAAGATACTGAATATGTTGTAGATGTATCACCCTCTGTATATGTAATGACGGTTCTGCTCCACAAATACTGTCCAGGTGATACAGAGGGGATTGTCGTACTCCATGTACCGTTTGGAGGATTTGTGCCTGACGTACCAGCCTGATAAGTTATGACTGTGGATGTAATTCCCTTGCCGTCTATTCCGTCTATAATGTCCGAGATAGTAACCTCGGCTTTAGCTATCACAGCCAAATAACATCACTGTCCTTTCTCTAAATATCTGTAGCTCCCTCGAATTCAGGAAGTGTTTTAAGATACTCATATGCAAGTTCAATTGTCATATTAGGACTATAATCTGTCTCATAAGTCTTGCTCTTTTTATAAGCAACAGAATCGAATGTGTCTTTTTCGTCATTCCTTGCATGTTCATCAATGTATGAGAGAACCGCTATGGAATTCTGCCGATTGATTGTCGACTGAATAAATAAGATTCTATGATAGTTTGTAGTAACGCCGTCCAGTTGTTTAATAGCTTTACATAATGCCATAATCATCAGTCTCCTTAACTAAAAGTAATCTTTCCGTCCCAATATATACCAATAGCATCATTGTTTGTTACATTTGTTGTGTTAGTAAAAACTACTTTAATATAAACACCAACTCCATATGTAGCGTACGTATCATATGAATCGGGTTTCACATAAACAGAAGCAGCCGATCCGTGTGTATACTTAGTGTTCTGCCTTAATACAAAACCGTCCAAACTGGTAGCCGTTGCAGTTGGTGATCCTATTATTGGTTTTGACATAGGAACCCAGAATGAAATATCTCTGCCGGAATTAGTCACATAACCAGCAGTTCGTAATGTTATCGAAATGGTATCTCCACGCGAATAATATGGTTTGTATGTACCTGGACTAGCCAAGTCACTAATACCAAATGTTATGTTATGACCATAAATATTCGTGTTGCCCGTTCTAGCATCCCAGTTTCCATACCCGACAATAGTATTACCATATTGGTTCTGAGCCTGGAATGCTTCGTGATAAGTCCCATCGGTAGCATTTTTAGCTATAATGGAATTCGGAGAATCCAGAACCACATCTTGCCTAAAATAAGCTTTATAATTAACATCAAAAGCGTCATTTAACTCAGCTGGTTTACCAATTGATACACCTTTTCCTCCAGCTTTAAAGTCGATAGGAAATCTAGCACCACCAAGAGTTTTCTTAACCGATGTAGTACCATTCTTACTATCAGTTACTTTAATTGTGAATTCATAAGATTTATCAACGTTTAACGCATTATCTCCTACTACTACAGAAGCGCTTCCACTATTACCAGATGCAGAGATGGTTTTCGTGTTGGTCAACCATGACACAGTTACTGATGTTACCGGGTTTGATCCGGTTAACTGACTACAAGACCAATTAAATGTAATCTTACAATAAGTTCCGGTTTCCTGTGTCGTACCGCTTGAATTACAACGAGTAACTTTCACGCTTGATATAGTTGGAGGCTTATACGCAAGTTCCCATACAGCGTAAAGAGTAATAGCAGCATTTGAAGTATAGTTAGCTCCTGCCGCATAAGCTACAGCACCTGTCGCAGACTTAGCCCAACCTTTAAAGTTATAGTTCGTCCTGGTAGGTTTAGTAGTTGATAATTTAAGAGTTACACCGTACGTTTTCGTTTGCTGTGCAGGTGCTCCACTTCCTCCGTTAGCATTATAAGTAACTTTGTAAGTGATAGCCTGCCATACCGCATAAAGAGTAACACTCGCATTTGCTGTATAACTTGCCCCAGCAGCATAAGCCACACCCCCAGTAGAAGATGTGGCCCAACCTTTAAATGTATATCCTGTTCTCGTAGGTTTTGTAGACGATAATGTAATGTTTGTTCCATGCCATTTTGTCTGTTGAGATGGAGCACCTGAACCTCCGTTTGCGTTATAACTAATCTTATAGGAAGTTTTAGCCGCAACCGAGATCGATCCACTGGCAGTCTTAGTTCCAGCGTAGGTTCCGCTCCATGTGAAATTCATTTCAAAGGAGAACCACAAAGCGATAGATCTTGCTGATGTTCCCTTTGTAATAGTTACGGTTCCACTTGTAATTGTCTGAGAACTTTTACCACCTATGGAGAATGTTCCAGATTTAACAACTTTACCATCTATTTTGACACTGTAATTTTTCGCAACGCTAGAGTTAACAGTATATCCATGAGTTACCCATTTGAGTGTCCAAGAAAGTGTGGCAGTGGTTGCAGTACTACTTGACTGAGTTACTACAAGTTGAACCTGCGGACAGGATGAACTACCAAATTGTGCCGTTGTTAAAGTTGCCATTATGAATCACTTCCTTTCCAAATGAGACCCATGTTACCGTTACTGCGCTCTGCAAATGCAAATCCGCCAAATGCTAATTCATCCTCAACTTCTGCTTTTCCGATTTTTAACGATTGGTTAGTTACATATGCCGGGACGGTTGTACCATCCATGAATTTTATAGCTGTATTGGTGATTAGAACTTTAAACGAACTCTCATTTCCAAGCTCAATGCACGGTTCGTCTCCATCAGTTGTGATTCGAATATAATTCGTTAACTCTTCCAAACCTGTCACAGCATTTTCCAATGCAGTGATATCTCCACCTTGAGCGTCAATATCATTCTCCAAAGACTTTATTCCATCAATAGCATTCTGTAATTGAGTTAAAGTCTCACCCATAGAAAATATCCATCCACTTGATGTTTGCTCCATTAACGAAGCTCCGCTACCGTCAACAACCATGGTAGATATTGAATCAGCTATCTGTGAAATCCTAGATTCTGCTTGTTCGATACGTTCAGTCAATCTATCGGCTGCATCTTGAGCAGCATTTTCCGCTGCTTCTAAGCCATTAGATGACGCTAAATCTTCCGGAGCCGGTGTCCAGTCGGTTGCTTTGTTTCCGAGTTCGAATTTAACATTTCGAATTTTGCAACCTACCTGTGTTGGACAATATATCTCTATTTTGTTACTACTAATCAAGTCAGTTCCTTCTTCTCCTTTATCAGCAACGGTAATGTCCAATTCTTGATGTACCCAAGTAGTTCCAACAGCCTGGATTGAATTGTTTATAGTCATTACATATCTGGGTGTTCCGTTCGTATTATATACATTGCAAGTTGTACTTCCGTTTGGACTAACGATATCAAAACTCATTTTGACTTTTTCCCCAACGAAGTTACTCATAGGAACTGTCAGATTATAAAATTGTGAAAAAGAACCTGTATCTTGATATGTTGCTAAGACATATTCATTATTTTCATCAAATGGTAAACCACTACGACCATCACCATCATAATCAACGTCTCTTGTTCCGAAATAGTTTCTTCCTCCTATTTCAAGTCCGTCAATCTTATTATTAGTGCTATTCGCAGTGTTCTGTGCATTAACCGCTTTGTTGTATGCCTGCTTCGCCGCTTCATACGAGCTCGATTTCGAAACTGACGAATATCTAAAATTCCCATTTGTAAATACAGTACAATCCACGAAATATAAAGTATTAGTAGATCCAGCACTGTATGAAGGTTCCGTCAATGACCAATTACCGCCTGGCGGATTACTTGTGGGTTTGGCCGGGATGTTGGTAGTAGACGATTGTAACAGATAATATCGAGTTACAGATTCTATATCAACGATATGGGATATTGTTATCTCGGCCTTCCCCCTAATCATATTAAGCTCCTTACTGCTCTAACTGAGCGGTATAAACTACAGAATTAGTAACCTCAGCCGCTGATACGCTCAATGTCTTACTGGTTTTAATTGCTGTAGTTGATCCCTGTTTATACCATTTAATACTTCCAAGAGATCCGCATACTCCGGCGTCCGTGATTGACTGTTCAATAGCGCCTTTAAATACATGAGCTGTTAATACAGTAGAGCCGGAATTGTTCTTAAATATAGTTCCGTTTGAGGAAGTAATGGTAATTGTAATAGCATCAGCTCCAGCATTACCCTGAGCACCTGTTGCTCCATGAGTTCCGATGATTGCTGGAGTAGAAGAAGCTGTCTGACCATTTGTATATGTAGTCTTCTGATATGACCAAATATATTTGTTTGTTGTTGTAGTTGCTGTCGGTGTAGTTGACCATCCACTTGTAGATGTAGTCACTCCACTTGATGCGGATGTTGTAAGGTAGAAAGTTTCAACCTTCGATATGCCATTACCTGTAGCACCTGTCTGACCTGTAGCTCCTGTTGCCCCATGAGTACCAATAATGACAGGTGTGGTTGTGGTCGGAGAACCTGTAGTATACGAAATTTTCTGATAACTCCACAAATATTTGTTAGTTGTTGTAGTGGACTGCATTGATGTTGTCCATCCGGTAGTAGAAGTAGTAACACCAGAAGGAGATGATGAAGCCAGGTAGTAGGTTTCAACTCCCGTAATACCTTTTCCCGGAGATCCAGTAGCTCCTGTCTGTCCAGTTGCTCCTGTCTGCCCCTTCATCGCTACCGCAAACGAGAACTTCTTATTTACGGTGATTCCATCCACTACTACAGGTATTGTAGCCTCACAAGCTTCTGTAATTGCAGCTGTTGTTGTGAATGTTATTTTCACGGCTGATGTTCCACTGTTTGCCACAGATGCACTAATTCCTTCTGGACAAGTTATATTAGCTGCTGTAACACTAACCGATGAACACTGATTTGTTCCGCAGAATGCAACAGCTTCTGTAGTACAAGTCAGACCAGTAGCTGTACCGCTAGTACCTCCAACAAAAGTGTAAGCTTCACTAGTTAACATGACTGAATACGCGTCTGTAACGTCTATAATCGTAATCTGATCAGCTGATCTAATTGCCATTTTGATTTTCCTCCCTTATTAAACAATTAATTGACATAGAAATGTGATTTTTGTATCGACGTCTTCAGGACTTAGTGTGAAGGTAAAACCATCGTTGCCAAGTCGCTCATCGTCGGCTGATATAACTCCAAATGAATCGTCATTAAGTCGTTGCCAGCTCCATTCAAGGTATGCACCAGGACCAACTGCCTCTTTAAGGGTTTTCATATCTGTAATTCTTCTGCTTCCACGATAAATAACCGCCGATAATACGGTGGCTACTTGATCGTTCTTAAATACAGTTCCTCTCGATGATTCAATCCTCAAAAGAGTTGTTACTTCATCCTCAATCTGGGTCATATGATTTTTGATGCTATCAATCTCTTCTTGAAGACTTGGACCGCTGCTACCACCAGCAGACATTGATATGCTGTTTGCTGATATTTCGAGCTTATAAGTACCGTCTTCTGTTTTATAATATTTCAAGAAATTGCTAGAGTCTCCGAAAGCTATTTGCCCCTCATTATCGAGATAAATACCACGAGTATTGTTATCTACAGTCTCTTTAACTCCAGAATATATGGAATTGTTTGTTATATTAAGTCCACCAATAGTTGCGCCAAAAGCAACCAAATCGCTAACTGATATCTTCTCTGCTGTTACTGATTTCGCTCTAATGACTTGTCCATTAAGGCTGTTATAATCAGTTTGTTCGGCTTCTGTGGTAACTCCATCTGTATTAAGTTTGTAATATAGACCGTCTTCACCTTTCACCACTAACTTATCAGCAACAATAGTATTGGCTTCAATCATGTCACCACGGATAGTAACACCGACCAACTCTCCTGTGAGCGTTTGATCTCCTACAACCAAATCTTTAATAAGACCACTTTCAGTAAATAAGTTTGTAATAGCAGCTTTTCCGATATTGGAAAAATCGATATTGGCATATTTACCGTCAAGGTTGGCAATTGTAGCGTTGATGGCAGTTAAATCCTCTGTGGTAAGATTCTTGAAGTTACCAAAGTCAGATTCTAAATTATGAATATTAGCGTCGACAGCTTCCAGACTTCCTATTGTCGCGTATTTAATATCAGCTATATCGGCATCGAGTTTCTTAGCGTTTAAGTTTTCTATTTCCGCAGAATTAGCGGTTAGTTTCCCTTCAATTGTTGCATCATTGGCTTTTAATGTTTCAATATCGGCTTTGCTAGCAGTCAATGTATCTTTAATAGTCACATTATCACTGACTAAGTCATCGATACGACCCATCTGAGCATCGAATTCTTTAGTACTTACTTTGTCAGCAATTACTATTTCGAATTCTGATATTTGATCACCAATTTCCGTAACAACTTTATTACTAGCCGACGGGGATGACGTGCTACCAGTGACAGTCGCAGAATGGTCTTTAATTGTCACAATAACTCGGTCACCGTTTTCTACTACTGTAGTAGATTTCATAGGTGTTAATAGATCAGACCCATCAAGCTTTACAAATTTCTCACCATTGTAATCGACTATTGTTCCAAAAGAGGTGCTTTCGGAAGGTTCCTTTTTGGTATCTTTAGTCGCTTTTACGAATTGTGATATCAAATCGCTAGAGAGTCCCATTAAATATCACCCCCATAATTTAGTTGTAAATACAGCTTTCTCTGTAACTGGACATCCAGGCTCACATTTGATAGATTGACTAACAACTTTGGCTTTTATGTTACTTATTCCAGCTCGTTTATAGTTAAGACGTACACAATCATTTAACCGTACAGGACAATACGCGTGAGTATATGTCACCGTATATTCAAGGCAGGACACTTCACGGAGTAATTGCTCTGCATATTTTTGAATCTGTGATTCGGTCGGTATACCTGACAAGCTAGGATTAGTCACTCGATGTAAAATCTCTCGACCGCGATTGATAGTAGAAGTTGGACTATTTTCGTCGTCATTAACTGCCCTACCGTAATAAATATCGTTAGCGTCAGAGTATACTACCTCAACAACATTCGGTATTCCGTACAGATCATGATTTACTGTTATCTCAGGATACAAGATAGAACTATTATTATCATCATAGGTATGAACAGGTTGCAAAGAGGCCGTATCCTGATCGGGAGCGAAAAGAATACGACCTAATTCGTCTAAACTAAGTTTATATTTTGCATTTGATATCAAATCCGAAGTAAATGTTATCCAAGTATCATCCGTGTTTGCTACAAAATCGTTATATAATTCAGTCTCATTGTCTGCTTTTATAACTGGTGCTCTTACGTTGTCACGACATATCTGATAGGCCATTTTCATGATGTTCTCGCCTTTTAATATGGAATATCCAAGAGGTGGTGGATTCTCCTTTAACTCAATCAGTGGTGTGTAAGCGTCAAGAGTGTTGTCTTGTTTCTTACCGTCGAATGATGAGGATGGGGTTTGAACTAAGTAAGTGCCTAGAGGATGTTTCTCAGTTAATCCATTTTGAATCGTAATGAGATAAACCCTCACATAGCACTCACCGATAGTTTCCGTAATATCTAATGTAGCTGATCCAAGTGTTTCAGCCCCTGAGTCTCTGGAAATAGAACACGATTTCACGGTATCTATTCGTTTCATATCTTTCCATGTGCCTGGATCGACTATATAGTATTCAAATGTCTGTTCCATCGACTTAGTCCAATCTGGCATATCAGATACCTCCTTCAACTCTTGTTATGTCTAGAGTAACCGGAATAGTGACATCGGAATGTTTCTGATTAAAAGATACAGTGATGTTTGCCCAATAGCCGCTTCCGGACGGTTCCCTAACATACACATCACCCATCCATACGGATAAACGCCGTAATGCATAAAGAGTCTCTTTGTCTTCCTTAGGAATAACCATATTCCAAGTTGCAGAAGCGCCAACATGAGTGCCATAATAACTAACCGGATACTTTCTTCCGATATAATTTACGAGTGTACTATCCGGTTTGTTATTGTCTGATACATCAATGTTGTAAGGGATTTTCAGCATCGAACCTACCCATGGAGGAGTTTCGAGTTCTTCGTCTTCAGTTGTGTTAAAATTGGTCCATTCATCGTCCCACTGAATTATTACGGAATTGCCTCCTACTGGATACCCAGGTGGATCATAGTAACTAACAGAACCTGTACTTTTCGATGTGGCGACAATTCTATATCGCGCGTAATCTAAAGCTGGGTGTGGATCAGTTACGTATGATTCATCTAAAGGAGATAGACCGGTAGCTAGCTCGGTAAATGTTCCATCAAACTCTTTCCTATAAACCGATAGCTCAACATCGGCCACAGCTTCCGACATTTCGTTCAAACAATATGGACTTATGTATGCTGTGTATGTTTCTTCGTCAATTCCTATTTCTGCATCCGGTTCATATGTGAATTCAGTCCATGATACATCGAATTCTAATTCCGCTTCTGACGTAAGACCGGAATCCATAGAAGCAGTGCATTTAACTGTATAGCTGATGGCATTTTCGAGATCTATACTATGTGCAGAGATCTCCAATAACAACTGCTCTTTAGTGTCAAAGTACTGAGAATATAATGCTTCTCCTGCGTTTATTATTTTCTCATTGCCTATTTCATCAACTGTTGTGTAAACTTCATTCGATGTTATTTCAACATGATATCCAATTGGCATCTGAGTGTTAGGACCAGTTTCACACTTAAGATAAATAGGAAACGAATTTACTGTAGTGATAATATTATTTTGATTATCAGTCAAATTCATGGACAATGTGGCCGGAGCATAAACGTTAACTGTTCTCTGTATCGACCAATCGCCATACTGTTTAGTTACACCAGCAGTTCTAACTCGCCACTTTATAACAGTGCCTTCTTTGTATTGGGTAGTATCCACAGAATAGAAACTGGTTCTATCTTTATCTTCTTCGACATTGGTATTTTCTATAGTGTGGGTTATTTTTTCTTCATCATAATATATCTCTAATTCAGCAAACGTCTGACTAGAGCCGTCTTCCGCATTATGAACCCAATATAGAAGTAACTCTTCCCCAGTAATCGCGGTAGTTGTTGAAGACCATGTTGTAGGAGCTGATGGACTTTTACCAATAACTATGGATTTAATCGATGTCCATGACGATTCTCCATTATCGTTTACAGCTCGTACTCTAAAGAAATATTCCTGTCCTGATTCCATCCCGGTTATCTGAGCATATTGGTAAGCAGTAGATGTCACGCTTTTAACCTCTCCAGGATTTTGATCGAAATACGATTGTTTTGTTGTATATTCGATAGTAAAGCTTGTAGCATTCTCTACTTTTTCCCATTTAAGCTGCACAGACGTGTCCGACGTAGCCTTGATGAAAATTATTTCTTTAGGAGCTGCTGGTACTGTTCCTGCTGAATTCGAGTAATCAGACCATTCGCCATAGATTTTATCGCTTCCGTATAGGTTCACTGCTCTACAACGAACTCTGTAGTCTGAACCTGGATTAATAGTAAAAGACGCCACAGCTCTACAGGTCTGAACCTTTACTGTCGACGTCTTAAACCGAGTTGCCCCACTATAAACTTCAAAAGCGATCTGGTCAGTTCTAGGATCATCAATGTTATCGATAGTTGCTGTTAATGTGTACTTATCGATTTTTACACTTGGTGCATTAGGCTTAGCAGGAGGATTACCTGCAAAATTCAAGTATGCACTAGCTTTAGTGGCAGTCCAATAAGCAACGTCTTTACCATTCACCTTATGCTTTTTAGCGACAGGTTTAACATATACCATGACACTTATCGCATTTGACGGGACGGTGTATGTAGATTGGTGTACTTTTTCTTGTGAATTACTTCCTACAAAAAATATTCCATCACCAGTGCTATAACGCCATTCAACTTGATAATAATCTACATAAGAGGTAGCTCTTGGTGCTGCGAAAAAAGATACTGACCTGGTTCCATCACCGAAGTCAGTACCACTTCCATCTTTTATCAGATATCCGACATTTATAGCGGACTGAATATTATGAGTACCACTTTTATTCCTGCCTAGAACAGCTCTTGCTCCTTTAATCTGAGTAATTTTCCATGTCTCATTAAAAACCCAGGAGGAAATGCTAACACCGTTATACCATGTAGCACCACTTTGAATTGTTACCCATTCGCCTACTCGATAGTTTCCAATTTGTTCTGCATATATTTTTGCCGGTTCTTTAAAGTCCCATGTAGCGTAATATGTACTATCTGTACCAGACTGAAGCGCTAATTTAAGATTGGTAACTGACGCCATTAGCTTATATCCTCCTTTCTATCACGGCTGCTCTTACAATTTCTTTAACAGCTTCTGTAATATTGCTTCCATCATCATAAGTAAGACCGTTAATGTTATATGAAACACCACCAACATTACCTAAGTCTTTACGAAGTCTGTTTATTGCTGAAACAACATCATCCATAGATCCATTTTGAATTCTTTCACCCATCATAGAATTTATGGTGTTTAGTCTTGACATTACTCCCAATGTAGGAGTTCCATTCAACATGCCGTTAATTGCACTAGCTCCAGATTTAATATCAGACAAATCAAGGACTGGTCTTATTGTCGGCTGAGTGTTGATATCTCCGTCAAGAAGACTCGAAATTCTCGACATTGCTGTTTGAGTACTGTTAACAGCGTTATCGGACATTCTAGAAATAGATTGTTTCACTAATCCTCCGAACATACCGATACCCTTAGCAAATCCAATAGGAACATATGAACCTATTTTCATGAACACCCTTGAAGGTGAATGAATAGCAAGATTAGCCCTAGCTGCTGCCGATGCTGCCGCTGCCATTGAAGCTGCTGCATTTGCCGCCGACCAAATGTTCGCTTGAATACCTGCTACAAATCCGCTAGCTACATAAGATCCAGAACTATAAAAGCTTGAATAATATCCTCTAGTAGAAGATACTGCTGAAGACAATATCGACGTTGTTGTGTTCACAACACTTGAAGCTCTACTTCGCATACCGTTTACGAATTGTGTCATTAAAGCAACGCCATTAGTTCCAAATACGGATCTTTTACTGCTAATAGCTTTAAGCATCGAGTTGATAATATTGGTAGCTGTTGATGTTACCAATGCTTGTTTTGATTTCAAACCATTAGAGAAAGATGTAATTAAGTTCGATCCAATGTTCGACATCTTAGACGTTGAACCACTAAATGATTTAGTAATACTATTCATAGAAGTTTGACCCAAAGTAGATACAGCAGTTTTAAACGATGCTACGCCGCTTGTGTTAAGTCCGGCCAAACTACTAATAAAATTCTTAATCTTAGTAGCCGCTGTTATAGAGCTAGATATTGATCCGACATTTATACCTGCAACAGAATCAGAGTAACTTTTTAAAGTACTTCCGATAGTTCCTATCTTAAAGTTTGAAACTCCACTAGAATCCAAACTTGATAGTCCCTGAATAAAAGTCTTTAATCTATTTGCCGCAGTAACAGAAGATGTAACTTTACCAGAGTCCACATTTTCAACCGACTTAGAGTAGCTCTTCAAAGTAGTTCCAATAGATCCTATTTTGAAGTTACTAACACCACTACTATCCAATCCCGTAAGACTTGATACAAAATTTCTAAGTCTATTTGCTGATGATATGGATGATGAGACTATACCCGGGTCCATATCTTTAACGGAGTTTCCGTAGTCCTGCATAGCCTTACCTATGGAATTAATCTTGAAGTTTTCAATACCGCTTGTATCAAGACCCACCAGACTAGCTATTAAACTCTTAAGTCTTAAAGCTACTGAGACTGCTGTGTTTACTTTAGCGATATCGATATCGGCTACAGATTCTCCGAACTTACCTATAGCCTGTCCAATATTAACCAAATGACCGTCTCCGGCTCCAACACCTGCAAAGCTACTAACACCACTTGCATCGAGATCGGCTAAAGCGGTAATCAGGTTTTTAATCCTATAAGCGGCTGTTATGGCGGTGTTTATACCATCAGAGTTTATGTTTGCAGCGTCTGTTGAGAATGTAGTCATGGCCGAGCTGAATTTTTCGACGTATTTTGAGAATTCCTCAAGATTCATCTTACCGTCAAACCAGCCTTCTTCTGGAAGGGCTTCTTGAAGAGCTATAATAGCGCTACCTGCATTCGTTACGGATGTTACGACTGCTTCCGATATACCGTCCTCTCCCATTCCGGTTTTAAGTTTGCCCATAGCTGTAGCAAATTGACCTATGTTTTCGCCAAAAGTTCCTAAGTCATCTTTTCCGGTAAACCAGTCGATTACTCCTCCCATATTCTCAAGAGAAGATTGTAATCCAGCAAGTTTAGTAGCCGCATTTATAATAGAAGTAATTGAATCATCATCTATTTTTGTATCTCCTAAATCGGCAAAAGCAGTTTTCATCGATCCCATAAAGCTAGCGACACTAGACCCAAAAGTCCCTAAGTCGTCCCTTCCAGTGAACCAGTCAACCACTCCTCCTATATTTTCAAGCGATGACTGCAAGCCTGATAATTTAGTAGCTGCGTCGATGATTATGCCGATTGCTTCGGTATTTATTTTGACTCCGTCTAAGCTTGAAAATGCTTTTGTCATAGATCCTATAAATAGACCTATATTTACACCAAATGTGCCGAGGTCGTCTCTACCTTTAAACCAGCTTATTACTCCACCTATTGGTTCGAGTGCTGACTGCAATCCTGCTAATTTAGTTGATCCATCGATAATGGTAGTCAAAGCTTCAGAATTAAATTCAACACCATCAAGACTCTGAAAAGCAGTTTTCATAGAGAATATAAATTGAGCTACGTTTGTTCCAAAAGTTCCAAGATCATCTCTACCTTTAAACCAACTTATTACTCCGCCTATAGGTTCCAATGACGATTGTAAATTAGCTAGAATAGTAGTAGCACTTATTATTGCGGTTAATCCTTCTGTGTTTAAAGTAATTCCTTCTAGATCAGAGAACGCAACTTTCATGGAAGATATGAATTCTCCTACACTTTCTCCAAATGTGCCGAGGTCGTCTCTACCTTTAAACCAGCTTATTACTCCGCCTATTGGTTCAAGGCTAGATTGAAGTTTACTCAGTTCAGCAGCTCCAGTAATGATCGATGTTAAAGCTTCCGTATTGAAGGATACTCCGTCAAGACCTAGAAAAGCATTCTTCATTGAGAATATAAATTGACCGACGTTAGTTCCGAAAGTCGCGAGGTCATCCCTGCCAGAGAACCAATCCATAACACCGCCTATAGGCTCCAATGACGATTGTAATTCGCTAAGTTTCGTTGCTACATTTATCACAGCGCCCATTGCCGCCTCGTCTATTGTGATTCCAGCAGAAGCTTGCGATATCGCTTTCATAGCATTGAAGAACGCAACACCATCGGTCTCAAACTTCTCCATAGAAGTACCACCGAGAGTGAATATGTCAGCGATAGAAGTACCAACTGTTGTAAATCCTATCTCTGCCATAGCACTCATTAAATCGGACACGCCATCGAAAGATCCTGATTTAATACCACTAGCATTTTCGCTTGCTATAGCTAGTTTGTCCATGAAATCAGCAATATTTTGACCTATTTCCGGTAAACTTCCGGTAATACCTTCTCCGATTCCTCCTATGAATGCTCCGATTCCTTTGCCGATTGCGTTTCCTATTTTTCCTAATAATCCACCGCCAGCTTCAACAAGGGACGAAAAACCTGGAATTTTAGATAACCCACCGATTGCTGCCAGAAGTACTGCTATCTCAGCTATTACAGCACCAACGGCTAATACTCCGGTCATTGCTGGGCCGGCTAAAGCTCCAGCTCCGGCGAATACTTTCATCAATATTCCGATTACTCCGAATGCACCTATGCCTTTTAGCATAGTATCCATATCTAAATTGCCTATCGAATCGACGATACCTTTGACAACTTGTCCGACAAAATTCATTATTGCCGATATTAATTCTGGAGTATGCTCGGCAAGACTATTAATAACTCCGATTATAAAACCGAGAAGTGAATCGACAATCTGTGGTGCATACTGTTCTAATGCGTCTAAAACGCCTAAGAGCAGTTTCAGAAAACTTTCAGCCAATTGAGGTGCATATTCTCCTATAACTTTTGCGATTTCGACGATACCTCGACCTATTACTTCAGCAATTTGTGGAATCAATCCTAAAATACCGGTGATTATAACTGTTATTGATGCGACAAGCGCTGTGGCACCAGCAGTTCCAGCAGTAGCAAGAGCTGTGAATCCAGCTGATAGAGCAAGTATACCAACGCCAATTCCAGCTATAGCTACAGCAAATATAGCCATCGCAGCGGATAAACCAAGTATTGCCGGAGTGAGTGGACTCAGAAGAGCTCCAGCTACTCCTATTACTACAAAGGCTCCAGCAAGAGTTACGAGACCTTTTACTATGCTCTCCCAACTCATAGATCCTAATGATTTCAATACAGGTGTTAAAATTGCTAATCCAGCAGCTGCAACAACTAATGCGGCAGACCCCTTAAGAGATCCACTCATGGCTTTTAATCCAATAGATAGCTCGACCAAAGCTATTCCAAGTACAACGAGTCCTTTTCCTATACTCTCCCAGCTCATCGATCCTAATGATTTTAAGACTGGAGTTAATATAGCAAGTGCTGACGCCATCAAAAGCATTTGACCGCCGAACTTAGCGATAGATCCACTACCCTTGCTCATAATTTTAGAAGCTAACACCAGCATTGTAACAATACCTAATATTCCAGCTCCACCTTTAGCTAATTCGTTCCAACTCATAGAACCCAAACTCTTACCAACAGCAGCCAAAATGCCAACCGCAGCTGACATGATAAGCATCTGTCCAGCAAATTTGGTTATAGACTTACTTTCAGTATTCATGAGTTTGGCAGCACCAACTAATATAGCGACTATTCCTAATATTCCGGCCCCACCTTTGGCTAATTCTTCCCAACTCATTGAACTGAGAATTTTAGCGACTCCAGATAACGCTGCTATTGCTGCTGATAATATAAGCATCTGTCCAGCAAATTTGGTTATAGACTTACTTTCGGTATTCATAAGTTTAGCAGCCGCGACGAGTATAGCTACCATTCCACCAATACCAACGAGGCCTTTTGCTACACCGTTCCAATCAAGTCCAGCTATAATTTTCATAGCGCCTGCTAATATAAGAATAGCTGCTCCGAGTCCAATCATCTGAACAGTTCTAGCTATACCTGACAAACTTGATACTATACCAGATAAAGGTTTGACACTTTTGCTGTTTATTTTTTCAAGCACTGCTAATGCAGATATCAACTCTACAAACAAACCGCCTATTGCGCCTAAAGAACTTCCGAGTTTATCCTCGTCTATTCCAGATATGACAAAAAGAGCCGCTGCCAGTATTCCAATAGCACCCGCTATTTTTAGCAATGTTCCGGCTTTAAGATTCTGTTGCCATGATTCCAAACTTCCCTTAACGCCATCAAGTATTTTTTTAACGTTATCTAAGAAACTTATTTTTTCGAATGGATCAGATAATCCTTTAATAAAGTTTCTTATGGCTAGTAATATTCCAGCAAACAATCCGCTGTTTAATACTTCGAAAATATCGCCTTTACCAAAGGCATCGGCTATCATATTACCTATATCGGAAAAAGCTTCTCCGATGGCCGCGCCAACCGACTTTATAGTGTTCCATAGACCGGAAAAGAAGCCAAGAAAACCTTGAAGTGTAGGAGAAATCTTAAAACTCTCAATAAGTGAGCGTCCAAACTCTGCTATTTTTGAAATCCCGTTGCTAAGAAATCCAACAATTTTATCAACTGCGTCGCCAAACAGATTTCCTTCTACTATGGAGTCTCTCACATTCGAGATAAAATCTCCAAAAGAACTCGTTGCATCCAGTATTCCTCCACCAAGTCCGGTGAAGTTTCCAATAATATCTAGAGCGCCTTTTCCAACAGCTTTAAAAGCCTCTATAACAATATCGATAGCGGAAAAGATTCCTTTAAATGTAGATTTTATTTTAGATGCAGCGCCTTCACTTACTTTTAAAGTATCAGTGAAAGCTTTGAATCTATCAATCATACTTACTACTTGGTCGACTGTAGTAGGTGGAAATATCTCTCTAAAAGCTTCTTTTATCGGTTTTATTATATCTCCAAGGAATTTGAATATATTTTTCAAACCCTCTATAATTTTTTCTCTACCGCCAAGCTCGGTTATTCCATCGATAAGACCATCTATGTTGTCTTTTAATTTATTCGTAGATTCGTTTGCTTCATTTAGCGCTTTTAATGTAGCGTCATCAACGATACCTGTTATTTCTAAATCGTTAGCTTCCTGAAAAGCTTTAATAGCTGACTCTGTGGCACTTCCGAAAATTCCATCAGCACCAGAATCGCCAATATCATAGTTAAGGCTTTGTAATGCTTTTTGTACTTTTGTTACGTCGTCTCCTGTATTACCTTTCGATAAACCGGCTTCGACTCCACTTAAATCTACAAGTTCGCCTTTTAATCCGCTAACAGCTTCTTTTAAAATATCAGAAGATATGGCACCAGATTGAAAAGCTTTTTCTAGAGAACCATATTTTTTTATGATCTCGTCCATATTAACGCCATGGTCCTCAGCAATCGATCTAACTTTTTCCTCAAAAGTATCGGTTTCTACACCAGCTTCATTTATTTTTTTTACAAGCTTATCCCAGTTAGAAGACATCGCGCCTTCCAATAATTCGTTACGAGATTTCGCTGATGATTCAACCATCTTTCCAATGGTATCTGAAATTCCAGTGAACAATTCTTTGGAGTCTTCAAAATCACCGACAAGTATTCTCCAAGTTTGACCCCATCCAGATTGGAGAGATTCTTTTACCGTATCTATCAGCTGTGTGAATGTTTTTACTTTTGTAGCAGCGTCTTCAGCGTCCTTCGCTAAAGCCATAATATCGTTTGCTTGAGATTCGCTATAACCTTGGGCAATAAGATCGGCCTTACTATATGCGCCAGACAATTGGTTAAGAGTTTCAGTTAATACCTCGGTCGTTAACCATTCACCTTTTGTTAGGCTTTCTCTAAAGCTGCCATATGTATCAATAGCTTGTTTAGCGCCTGTTCCCAAAAGTTCAGACGTTCTAACAAGTGCGTCCTGAAATACCTTACCACCCATACCGGCATTAACAACTGAGTTCCAGTCCATAAGACTAACTTTACCTGCCGCCAATGCCTGAGAAAGCTGATACATCGCAGTAGATGCCTGTTGAGAAGTTGATCCAGAAACTGCGGCCAAGTTCGCAATACCTTTAATAGCATTAACTGAGGTATCAAGTTTTACACCAGCTGCTGTAAACGTACCGATATTACGAGTCATTTCCGTAAAATTGTAAATCGTCTTATCGGCATATGTATTTAGCTCATCTAAAGCCTTATTTACAATATCAACATTAGTGCCTTCCTGCCTTGTATTGGATAGAATTGTCTGAATAGCACCAATCTGAGTTTCGTATTCTTGGAAACCGCTTTTAACCGGATCTATAGTTAATGCTGATATCATACGTTTACCAGTGTTAACAGCCTGGTTAGTGATGTTTGCTAAAGCAGTTACACCAGCGACCTGTAGTGCTGAAAATTTAGCCTGAACTGTCTCTATACCACTGCTCATTCCTGCAAAGCTAACACCTTTAGCAGCCTTACCGACATTCTCCAACCCTTTGGAGGCACCAGATAGATTTAACTTTTGTTTGAGCTTATCGAGAGTTGACATACTGGTTGCGACTCCGCTCTCAAACTGCTTATTGTCGAACCGCATCTCCAAGACTCTGTTGTCAATAGTCGTACTCATATCTTAGTAACCTCCCTCCAGGCCTCTTCTGCCATTTTGTCAAAAATAGGCTGAATCGCAGGATTGATATAATCTCTCCCTTGAACCCAGCCTCCAGTACCAGTCCCATGACCATATTGCAAAATAATAGCGATTGGTACACCTTTATTAATGTTAGAGTTTGTAAAAGTAATCTTTGCTGATCCGGATGTATTCTCAATTTCGTATCCCCACGATTTAGCAGTCAATCCAGATTCTACAGGAGTAGCAGACATAAGAGCAGCCACCCCTTCCCGACCATATTTGTCGAGTACGCTGAGCTTTGCATTCCCTTTAAGTTTCTCAAAATATCGAGTAACTTTAGAGAAGTCTCCCTTATGTCTGAAACTAATCATTTTGATCTTTCTCCTTTACAGTAGCTCGTTAACTCGATCCTGAATTTTCTGAATCATGTTGTGATCGTATCCAGCTTTTGCGAGGGCATTAATTCGTGCATCTCCATTACCGTATTTTCCGGCAATGACATCACGGGCTACATTATCAATCACTATCTGATTTACTTTCTTCTGCACAGTGTCTGGATTATAACCAGCTTTCTTGAGAGCAGACACACGAGCATCACCATTACCCCATTTTCCAGCTAAAACCTCTTTAGCTACTTCATCGATAGATTTAGTAGGTTTTGCAGGAGCTTTAAGTAGTTCATTCACTTTCTTCTGTACAGTGTCTGGATTATAACCAGCTTTCTTGAGAGCAGACACACGAGCATCACCATTACCCCATTTTCCAGCTAAAACCTCTTTAGCTACTTCATCGATAGATTTAGTAGGTTTTGCAGGAGCTTTAAGTAGTTCATTCACTTTCTTCTGTACAGTGTCTGGATTATAACCAGCTTTCTTGAGAGCAGACACACGAGCATCACCATTACCCCATTTACCGGCGATTACTTCTTTAGCAATTTCATCGATAGATTTGGTCGGTTTTGGCGTAGATGTAGGTTTAGATGTTGGTGCTGGTGTGGAAGAACTTTTCGCATATTTTGGTCTAGCAAAACCACGAATCATACCCCAGCCAACCGGAATGGTACGTCTTGCTACTGCTTCTCCTCTGTTACCTTCAATCGCTGTGATTTGTCCGTTTGAAACAGATTCCACATACCCGATATGATCAGAATATCCGTCGTTTGGCTGAGTCTTATCATCCCAGTTATAAACAATTACATCACCAGGTTTCGGAGTAATGGTGCCGTCCTCGACCCAAATGCCTTTCTGCTTAAAAATCTTAATATGTTCCTCACAACCAACTTCTGTACCGATGAGATCGACTGCTCCGGATTTGATAGCTGCTGCTGATACTGTACAATCACACCATTCATCATTAGGTTTAATAGCGTATCCGCGAGCCAAAGGTTTGTGAGAATTATAGATGTTAAGAATCTCAATATATTTACCGTTAGCTTCAGAATAACCGAGCCAACTTCTCATAACATTAAGAACGTCCTGTGCTGTTACACCCAATTCCGTATCCTCCTGTTTTCCGTAAAAATAGTTCATGTCGACTTTACCTTTAATACCGCCTACAGTTCCGGAACTCGTATACTGATGAACCAAACAACCGTAATCTGCTTTTCCGTTATAATCAGCGAGCCAGAATTTGTACTGTTTAATCAGATCATGATTATACCAATTTCGATAGTAGTCGATATTTGCGTAGATTCCAGCTTTGTATCCCTGAGATTCTACGTACTCACAAAAGATTCTTGTAAAGTTATTACATTCATTTTTACCAAGTCTCACACCTTTTGCAGCTGCTTTCTTGACTGTGTCATATTCGAAATCTGCGAAGATGATTGTGTTTTTATCAAGACCAGCTTTTCTAACAACATCAACACAGAATTTTGCTTCGTCAAGTGCGCCCTGTTCGTTTAAGGCATAAATAAAATGGTAAGTTCCTATAATCGGAATCTTGTTGTTTTTACACCCATTGACATACTCATAGAATTTTGAATCTACTGTCTTCCTGTAAGAAGATCTAAGAATCGCGAACTCTATTCCGGAGGACTTGACTTTAGAAAAATCTACATCTCCCTGCCAATAGCTGATATCAATTCCTTTCTTCACAATCATCATCCTTTCGAATTGAATTTCTTTCTTCGAGCTGCATTCATTTCAGCATAACGACTCATTAATTCTCGCTTACTTGTCTGTTTAGGTGGCTCATTGTGAGCACTACATACCCTTATCAAAGTAATAAGTCTATTAAGATGCCATTTTTCACACTCAAATGGAATATTGTTTGCAATCATCCAATAATATATAAGCTCTGACGTTATGATCTCTCGATTTTTCTTTCCAGATCTTCTGTCATTGATAGTAGTTGCTGTCATTGGAGCATAAATATAGTCAGTTATTTGCTTTAAGTTATCTTCACTTAACCGACCATACACACTTGGATCAACATTCTTATTGAGTGTCATACACCTTATGTAATCTATTGTTTCTTCAATGGTTTTCTCTTTATTTGTATAAAAAGGTTTACACCATTTTGATTCCCATTTTGAAAGAGAGATGAGTGAATGTTCTAATTGTAGTGTCTGCTCTTTCTGAGCTGGCACGGGTATAAACACTTGATTTCCTTCATCCCATAATTCGTCAGCTTCTCTAGCAGGTACTATAATCTGAATCATTACTCATCCCTCCATTGTGTTCGAATTTATTAAGCTCCTGGAAGCAGATTCTTTGAATTAGCTTCCTGTGCAACATCAGCCGGAACGATGCCGTTAATAAATGCCGCTGCTGCTTCTGCGTCTGTAGCAAGTTCCATGAAGAGTGTGGAATAAGCTTCTGTCTGTGAAAACTTTCTTGACAGTGGTCTTCCGTCCTCATCAAGTTTCATGAAACCTTTACCATCCGGAGCCTTTTCTCCATATGCTTTAAGAATAAGATCTTTAAAGATAGCTACGATTGTCGGAGTATCCTGTGCTGCCACGACTTTCTCAATCATCTCAGCGAATCCACCAACTGTAGATAATTCCATCTCCATAATTTCTGCTTTAGAAAGGTTGAAGTAATATGTATCTTCTCTTTCTACTCCGTTGTAATCTGTGTATTTAATAGCTTTTTTTAACATGTTGTTCTCCTTTCAATTTTTCAACGTTTAATAATTAAAAAAAAAGACCCCACCTATTGCTAAGCGGGGCCTATCGTTATTCCATTACTTAGTTACTTACGCACCTGTCGTAGTTTTCATCATAGTAGCAACCTCATCCGGGAGTGGAAGTCTTGCTTCTGTATCCTCGTCACCGTAAAGAACTGCCTCCAGTGCTGCCAGTTTAGTTGGATCAGCTGTGGTAGAGTCGATTATGAGATGAGATGTAGGTTTGAAATTAGCTACAGATACCGGAGTAGTACTACACTCCCAGGACATAGTAGCCGCTTCCGGACTATCATTTACAGTCGCACGAGATACTTCGGAAGGAGCTGCAAGAGCACCGTATACCAGATGCAGTTTGTAACCATGTGATTCGCCCTCTGTATCATTACCAATAAGGCTTCGATAAGATAAACCGAAATTTTTACGTTTCTGCTGTCCAATCTTAACGCCGGTTGCAATTTCTCCTTCACCGTTACATTCTGCGAATTCATCGGGATACATATAAGCTTCGATTGTGAAACCAAATTCCTCAGCGGACATAAGTGTCACATACTTAATGTTATCTGCATAGAGCGGTGTCGGTTCTGCTCCAGATGGTGATTCTGTTACAGCTGTAAGACCATTCCATGCTGCTCCTTTCGGATAGTTTCCATCAGTTCCCATTGGATAAATTACGCCATGATCGACGCCAGTTTCAAACAAACGTTCGCCTGTTGCGTCCCATACAAGTTTAGCCATATTTGATTTCCTCCTTAATAATATAGCGTTAATACATCGTGATTGAGATTATCGGCTTTATACAGCCTATCGTAAGAGCAGTATGGAAGTTCCATAAGCTTCTGTATAACAGGATTATCCGGTAATTTACTAATCACGGTAATGTCATATTTCCTACGTGTTAAATATGTTGAGTTGTTAGCTTTCATGGTTTCGATATCACTTAATGAATACACAATAGCTGGATAACTCATTTGAAGTGACGCTGGGGGTTGATAGAAAACCTGGTTACTACCAAGAAGTTCTTCAAGTTTCGCTTGTAGTTCTAATCTACTAGCCACGCCACACACCCCCAATCGATAATATCAGTCTAGGATACTGAACTTCGACGTCTGTCACTTTCCATTTCTCATTTGAGAATTCAATCCAAGTCATGGCAGATACATGATCTCTGGCGTAGGGATCGGCCACTATACTAATCTGGTTTGAGATATTAATATCATCGTTAACGTTTCCAGAATTCTGCCGTTTCCACCGATTGCTCATGATATCACCAAAATACTGACGTTCGACGATTTCATCTTCTATCCAGACACCAGGCTCAACCTCGCCAGTATAAGTAAATCCGATCTTCCCACACCATTTATTCATGTTCTATCACTCCATTTTGAATTGTTAGGCAGTTTCTTTCACGAATTCAAGAGCTACTGCGGAATACGGTTTAACAAGTGTACCGGAGCAACGTGTCTCCATAAGATACTTCTGCTTGTTGTAATCGATATCGAAATCATCGAAGAAGTTGATTTCTCCACCCTTATCTGTACCTACGTTGTAATCTTTAAGATTTACATAGATACCAGCAAGCTCATATGTCTTATTTTCATCGTCTGTTCTTGTAAGACCTTCCATTACCGGAACCGGAACGATTTCTCTTACGCGAAGAGATGCTGCAAGTTTCTGTACGCTATCATAGATAACACGTCCGTTTGTATCTTCAATGAGCAAGCAATCTGTAAGCATATCCTCAGACATGAACATATCAGGGTTGCCAGATCCTTTATAATTCTTTCTGGATTTGATGCAAGCTTTGATGAATGCCTTAGCTTTCTCTTCAGCAGTAGCGGAATCGCTTACATTGATAGCTGCTTTAACTGTGAAAAGATCTTCCATCTTCCAGATAGGTCTGATGCAGTCCTCATTGATTTTATCGTTAGCCTCTTCAACCGGATCTCTTCCATCACCGATAAGGAATGCGCGAGCAAGTTCCTCATCAAGCATCATACGAACTTCTCTCTTCAGCCATGGAAGAATATCGAAATCTGTAATATCAAGCATGTCATCGCGATCTAATGCCTGTTTCTTGTATACAGTTGTTGGATTTGTTACACGTTTGAGAAGCTTAAATACTTCTTCAATTTTAAGTTTGCCTTTCTGGTATCCCTTTGCTCTAGCCTGTGCTGCTGTGATGTCAGCAAAGATAGTTTTGATACGGGAGAACGGTGTGTGATGTACTCCGCCAAGTACTTTTGATACCCAATCGTCATTACGTTTGATAAATTCCGGTTCATTGTTAAGATTCTTTGCATCCGGGAATAAGATGTCAATGTCTGTGATACCATGAGCAAGCACTGCCTCTTTAAGAGAACCTGAGCGTTTCGCATCTTCGAAAATCGCAGTCATCTCGGAGTGTGTAAGCACATCATCTGCCATAGGGGTTTCATTGTCGAATACGTTGTGTTTCATATTTTTGTTTCCTCCTTCATTTTCATCATCTTCTTCGGTTTCAACACCAGCATCTTCTAATGCCTGTCCGATCATAGCGTACACAACAGTTTTCTGTTTCTCAGAAAGAGTGTTGAATACATCAGCTACAGTTTCTTCTTTGTTTTCTCCCTTTGTTTCTTCCTCGGCATGTTTTACTTCTTCCTCAGAATGGGTTACTTCTTCTTTGTCTGGTTTATCATCGTTTTCTTCTTTGATACCAGCATCTTCTAATGCCTGTCCGATCATAGCGTACACAACAGTTTTCTGTTTTTCAGAAAGAGTGTTGAATACATCAGCTACAGTTTCGTCCTTATTTTCTTCGGCATTATGTTTTTTGGTTTCTTCTGCCATTTTTTCTTCTCCTTTCTCAGAAGTATCTGCGTGGAACAATGACTCCACATTTTCGATATATTCGCCTGAGCTGATATATCCCTCTTCATAAGAATCTTCGCCATGCATCATGACAGACTCTATTACTGCGCCTGGATTAGCACCAGCTAAAACCAAACTAAGCTCACGAATGACTCCGTGAACTACATTACTTCCCTGCTGTTTAAGTCTGTTGGCATATATGGAAAATCTATTCACATCACCATGCTGAACCAGCAATTTAGCATTCTGCCCTGATTCCGTATCGTTAAATGTGCAATATGCATACACACCTTCGTCCCTGTTTTCCAGCAAGGCATGACCGAGCACTTCATCTACGCTATTATGCTGATGATTCCAAACTAACGGTACAGTTTCACCATCGCACTCTTTGAATGCATCTTTCATGATGACTCTACCGTCCGCACACAGCATGTCAGCTTTAGTAGCCCAGCCAGAACAATCATATGACTTAGCCATTTTGATTTTCTGCCTCCTTTTTAATTAACTTAAACTGCATTAAACCGAAGCAGTGAAAGTAACAGCTGTTGAACTTCCATCACTAGCGATAAGACCAGTAGACTTAAGGCATACCGGTTTGTAATATGTATCTGTCATGTAAACAGTTACTCCTTTAAGGAATAACTCCTGGAGATCTTCCTTCATGACTTTCTCCGCTTTTGCTTCCTTATCGTAGAACAGAACTTTTGAAGAATTTGCATATAAAACAACTGTTTTTACAAACTTTTCATCATATGCTGCATTAACTGTTTCTCTTTTAGCCATAATTATTTTCCTCCATTTGTTAATAATGTGTATTGTTTCACAATCATAGGTCCGAAATTGGTGTGTCACCTAATGAGGGTTCTTCCTCTGGTGGAATATCTTCTTCACTTATATCCGGAGTTGGATTCAATCCAGTTCCTGTTTGATTGATGTTGCTATTTACTAACTGGTCAGCTTTTGGATCATCTGATGGTTTCATACCAATAATCTGTCGAACCTCATTAGCTGTAAGTATTTCATTCTGCGTAAACACTCCAGCGATTTCAGCCAGTTTACTAAGAGGAACGAGTCTAAACGAATCTCTGAAGAATTTGATAGTCTGATTCTGAGATCGTGCTGTCTTTGTTAAAAACTTGCGTTTCATCTCATCGACGATTGCTGCGACAATTGGCTCAATAGTCCTTGAATAGTAGTTCAGCATTTCTTCTTCGCTCGCTGATCCATCGAGTATCGCCTGTGTGATTCCAAGCTGGCTGTATAGTTGAGCAGTTAGATATTCCACTTGTTTCATCAGGTTATTGTCGAGAGGTCTGTTTAACTGCACTATCTTTTCAGTTCCATCAACATAGCCAATACCGTAAGTGGAACCGCTTAGCTGTTGCTCCAGGTCCGCACGTCTTTCATTAGCTAGTTTTCGCCGAGCTTCAGATTTAATAGAATATGGTAGCTGAATAATCATGTCCAATTTTCCACTACTGATACGTTCGTCCATTCTATCGAGAAGGGCAAGTTTTCGCGTAAGACGCTGCATGGTAGAATTATGCTCATTGATAACCGCATATAAAGGATTCTCAACTATAGCTACCATTTTCTTTTCAAGCTTAATGTCTTCTCGTTCTCCTGTTCGTTCATTGTAAACTCTAACTTTCACATGGTTTGGATACCATTCAAGAATTTTACCAGTTCGCATGGAAAGTATTTTATATGATTCAGTTTGAGATGGATCTATATCTGTATCAACAGGAACTATTGCTACACAGCCCTCGTCAAGCATAGACATAACGATATCTTGTGTGAATGCTCTACCAGTCTGATCGATATTCGCTTCAAGATTCAGACATTTATTAAGAGTCGAATCAATCTTTTCTATAAATCTACCGTTACTGTCTATACGACAGTGATTAATATTTATAGAAGAGACATCCAAAGCTATTCGATTAAAAATAGCAGTAACAACAGATCGCTCATTACCCCTAGTGAATCTCGGCCTATCCGGTCTATTTGAATATCCTGGACCAATGTTACGAGAGTCATATGTCGGATCTCGGTTCATGAAAGCATTCCACGAATGCCGAAGTCTATCTATAAAATCCATTTTGATTTTACCTCCTATGGTGTTGATGGATTAAGACTTTCAGCGATTTTAGCGTCTATGTATGAATGTATTTCAGCTATATCCGCTTCCGTCCAATAATCAGTACCTCTGACAGGTGTCTTCCCATCAGTACCAGGATCTCCTTTTGGTCCAGCATCACCAGTATCACCTTTTGGTCCCTGAACACCCTGTTCACCTTGAGGTCCGGTTAATCCTGTATCTCCCTTTGGACCCTGAATACCTTGTTCACCTTGAGGTCCAGTAGCTCCGGTATCACCTTTTGGTCCCTGGATACCCTGTTCACCTTTCGGGCCTGTAGCTCCGGTATCACCTTTCGGACCTTTAAGACTAGCTAACCATTCAGTCTCGCTTCCTTCGAAACCAGTAGAAAGCGCTACTTGATAAGCAGAATCACCTGGATCTCCTTTTTCACCAGGAGGGCCAGGAGTGGTTGAACCAGTTCCTCCGTTAGTAATGAGCTCGCATAATTCCCAAAGCAATTCTTCAGCTCTAGACTGAGGTCTCGGCAATCCTTCAGTACCTTTCTGTAAGATAGTATTTTTCATATATTCTTCAAATCTACTATCCGGTATGTATGTTTCATCGATCATTTTGTCACCTCTAAGTGCTTAGAGTTCAATTCCTTCAATGGCTGCTCTTACCTCAAGACATCTGAGATACTCGCCCATGTAACGTTTCTGCTCCTGAAGTTTTGCTATCGGGCAAGTTGGTTTGAAGTCGAGAACTCCTGCTTCATGTTTTACAAGCATCTGATGTAATTTGTCATATCGAATCTTTGTCTGATAATACTCAGCTTTAAAACGATCTTTATAATCGGAACTATTCATAAGTTCAATCGTGTCTTTTAACTCCATTTTGAATTTACCTCCTTATCTTATTTACGGCCGCCTTTCTTACCGCCTTTTCCTTTACGTCCACCTTTACATGCCATAGTTTTTCACCTCTATTCAAAAGCATCCTTGTTCAGTTTATAAGCAACGAACGCATCCATAAGTGCTGCAACGCAGTCAATCTTATGCTCTCGTTTGCGTTTATAAAGTTTTCTGTTACCGTTGGTGTCTTCAAGGGTGATACAGTTTCCCATAGCAAACGACATGATCTCTTCATCGAATCGAAGCATTCTCTCTTCAGAAAGGTTCTTTAATTCTCCAAGAGGAATAGATTCTGTCTTTGCTCCCTGAATTACTTTCTCAATACCAAACGGACCATTCTCGGTTTCCCATCTATTAACAAATTCCTTTGCTCCATACGGGTCAAAGCCGAAACACCGAACATCGTAATCACTATCGATAATATGTTTATCCAGATCGTCGTAAACTTGCATCATATCGAGGATCGCACCGTCGAGAACTATCAAACTACCTTCATTCATAAACTGATCGTATTTCGTCCGCATAGCTGCTGGTAATTTCATCAGAGTTAATGAAGAAATATAGTTTCTAGTCTTAATACCGAACGTTCCATCCTGTAAAGGGAACATAAATGAGAATGAGCAAAAGTCGTCTCCCTGCGATAAGTCTGCTCCCATAGCACAAGGTAATCCCCAGTAATCTCTACGTCTATGAGGTATTGTCTCTTCATAAGTAAAGTAATAGGTATAACCTTCCAACGGGATTCCAAATCTTTTCGCAAGAATATCGTTCTTTGCTGCTGGGTTCTGTTCGGCTCTTTCCACGTCAAGCTGATATGCTTCAGGGCTAACGGTCTTTCCAATATTCGGATTAGCCTTAAGCCACATTTCTGGATTTCCTACTTCCTCAATATCATCGAGCTTATACCACCAGATTGATACGTGAGGATTAGTGTACTCGTCTCGAAGAATCTTAGATAATTCCATTTTGATTGTGTCGCCGCTACCATTTCGTACAGTACCTTCTGAACTGGTTGCCACAATAAGATAATCATCATTTTTTGAGGCACCCTGTTCAACAGCACCAACGACGTCTTCTCGTACATCTCCTGATAGCCATTCATCTATAGTGGAGATCTTATCTCTTCGTGACTGCAATTTATCGATGGACATTGGTAGAACTTCGATTATTGAATTTGTAAGGAAGTTCTCTACACCCTTTTTCGTACTAGCTAACTTCTGTCGATTCGCCCTTGAGCCTGTAGTATTCTGTAAAGAGCCCTCTGTTAAGAATTTAAACAAAGGACCTCTAGCTCTTGCTATAGCTGTACGAATAGGAGCTAATGTTGCTTCTGATTGTCTCATTGTCGGCGCGGTTACTAATTGCTGAGTAGTACTCGTGTCGACATTTAAAAAATAAGCCTGAATACATGCCGCATACATCGATTTAGCAGCACCTCTGGCTACGATCAAATACTGTTTGTTAACCAGTCGTTTCTTAATTCTCTTGGTAACATATCGTCCTTCGTCGTAGTCATAGACTGATCGTTCAACGAAGTAATACCAACCGAAAATCTGTTCCGCCCAAAGTTTAAACGAATCAAGTAAATGTAGATCTTCGCCATCAGTTAATGTGAGTTCGTTCTCACAATAATTAATAAAACCCTGGATCGCTTGGTCGTCATACCAAATTCCAGGGTTAGCTATAAGATCATCTATTCGATTCATCTCCATCGAGATTTCTTTACATATTGGGATTTCTCCTCGCATGACCGCCTCTCTAAAGCGGCCGTAATATTTCGGAACAGCCGTGTTTGAAAGACTCATGATGTTTTTCTCCTGTTTTATTTTGTGTTCTATTTAGCACACTTTAACGACCATAACGAGCATTGTTCAATATTCTTGACACATAGGTTCGTCCAGTCTTTTTGTATGCTTCTTGAGATTCGAGCAACATAGCATCTGCCTTATCAGATAATCTTGAAGCATCTTCGAACATTTTATTATACTCCTTAGCATCTGCTGTTTTGTTCTGTGCAGAAGCTATAAATCTTGAAACTGCGTTTTTACCAAGTTTCTTGCGCTGCTCTTTAACCTGATTCCACTTTGCATCAGCAACATCACTAGCTTTTGATGCTGCATCAACCTTTTTAGAATAATCTTTTACTGCTGATTTTTTGGCATCTACTTTCGCTTTCTTTATGTCGGCTTTTGCTTCTCTTAAAGAAGCCTTAGCTGCATCTCTTTGGATCTTATTACCTTTTCGAATAGCTCCAATACCGTTCAACTGACCAGAATTCCTAGCTGCTTTACGAGCTTCTAATCCATCAGCTCTGGCTTTCTTAGAGGCTTGTCTAAAGGTCGGCTGATCGCTTCTCCTTCTAACTCCCCACTTCATGCCTTTTACACCGTAGTGCATTAATTTGTCATCATAGTATCCCATTTTGAATTTTCACCTCTTATCTCAAATAGTTATGTGTTCCCGGACAGCATCCCAATGATTTCTCTATCCGATAGTTTCGTGTTCGGATGTTGTTTACGATAATTATTTATCGCTTTTGTGTTAAAAGCATATGATACTCCTACTGGAACAGTTGCTCCCAAAGCATACGTAGCTCCCTTTTTTGAGCCAGTTATTATTTTGTTGACGTAGTCTTCAGCTTTCTGTATTTTCTTAGCTTGATCAAGATTCTTTGAAATCTCATCAACCGTTAATTCTCTAAAATTAGTTACAGAAATCTTTCCTTTCGCATCAAATACTATGAGAGGATTTTTTGTCTTGTAGTCATTAAACTTCATATCGTTAATGTCTTGAATAGCATTATATCCTTTTGATTTCATAGCACTATAAAATGTTTTGGATGAATATGAATCATGATTCCCAGCTAATTTAGAATTGAAATTTTCATACAGTTTTGATAACTCACTATCTGTATACGTTCCGAATTTAGCAAATCTTATAGGCTTTTCATTCGAACTTATAGAGCTTGGTAGATTATGTACATACTCTGCGAACTTTTTATCATTCTTATAAAGATCTTTGAATACTTTCTTCGCATTATTCTTAGAAGCAACTTTGACATCATCTTTAACTAATAAAGACATCACATATGCTTTTCCAGTCTGTTGATATCGTTCTCTACCAAGTTTACCTGCATATTTTATGTTATCGGTTTTCTTGTATGAAGCGAAGAAATTATCGTATAACTTTCCTCCGGTATCTTTCATCTCTACTCGTTGCAACAACTTTCCAGACTTTATAGTTTTATCACAGTAATCTTTAATGTACTTATTTGTTGCATATGCAGCTATCGAAGCAACTGTGATACCGGCTGTTATGGCTATGATTTTCTCAGTTTTGATACGTCTATCAGCCGCCATCTTAGCCTGTTTAGGACTCATCCCTTTGCTAATATACTTAGATTCAATCCTCGATCTGTGACTCGATCTATTTGTGCTCTTATCGGATTCGTTTTGGTATTTATTCTTTCCAGCATTAGTGAGAGAACCGTCTTTATTTTGGTAACGTCTTATTCCCCATTTCATGCCTTTTACACCGTAATGGTAGAGTTCATCTGTAGAAGTTATTCTTGAAATTGCATACTCCATTTTGACTCACCTACCTCTTAACTCAAATACTTATCAAGTTTACGGTTCACATAAGAATCGCACTCCGACACACTCTTCGTTCCGAGCTTAGATACGAAACCAACTGTATTAGCTCCGATTTCCTTAACGATTCTTTCTGAATTGTATTTTCGATACAGCTTGTCTACAATTTTAGGATTCGCTTCGGTTACAGACTGAAGTTTCACCGAATCTGTATCAAACACAATCATAGGTCTTTTCGCATGATAACTTGAATACTCCTTATCGTTATAGTCAAGTAAAGCATTATAACCTTTCTTCTTTAACTCTGAGTAGAAACGATTTTGTGCAGCTATCTCTTGTTGATTATGGTTTACAAGGGATAGATTCAGAGCCTTATAGATAGCCACCTTTTCAGAATTTCTAAGTTTACTTGGATCTTTCTCCAAAGCATTTTGAGCTTGTTTAAATAGAACCTGTTGAGTAGGTCGCCGCATCTTCTCTTTAGAGTCAGCTATCGAAGCCTCTACATTCTTCTTAAACTCTGGCTCTTTCAATAAGTTTGCGGTTATGTAGCCAGCGTTCTCATCTGACGGAACTTTCAACTTCTTCACAGTTTCCAGTTTCAACTGATAAACCTTCATATTATTGCTTTTATCTCTTAGAGATTTTGCAACGTTGAAATCTTCCTCACTGCCGGTTGCCTCAGCCTGTTTCTCAGCACGTCTTGCATCCGAAGCAGCTCTACTCGTAAGATTCTTACCAAATAATCCGAGATACTTATCCATGTCTTTCTTTTTATATGTAGCGTAGAATGCGAAATTCTCGAATTCTTTTGAAGTCTGGATTCGAGCGAATGTAGTACCTTTTCTTAAATATGTATCAACGTACTGCTTACCTGTGACTTGAGTTTTGACAGTGTTTTTTAATTCAGAAACTTTCATACTCATTAACGTAGTCTTTTTCTGTGTGATATGAGTATCTGAAGAATTCTGATATCGTTTCTTACCAGATGGTGTCAATGTTCCGTCAGCATACTGATATCTCCTAACACCCCACTTTTGACCTTTAACGCCGTGATGATAAAGTTCTTCCATAACTTACTTACCACTTAGCGCTTTGATGGCTAAAGCAATGCTTAATGCCGACCCGGTTACTGCTAAAACATCACCGGTGGTTTCTAGCATTCTACTAGCATACTCGCGTCCTTTCGTGGTTTTTTGAGGAGCAAACATATCATTATATTGTTTCTCCAAAAGAGCTCTATTAATCTGATCACGCATTTCTTTATCGGTCATGTTGCTTAAGTCCATCTTTTGTTTCGGATTATTTCTGATAGACTTATCGGTCATGGTCTTTATATTACGGCTCAGTCCAGCAGTAGCATCGGTCAAAGATTTGGTTCTTTCCAAGTCTTCTTTAACATATCGTCTAGCATCTGCTATGTTGTCAGTTCGACCGTTCTTTTTAGACTGCTTATAATAAGTACCAGTAGACTCATCATACTTATTAAATTCTTTTTCTCTAGAGTCTCTTTCATATCTCTTCTGACCTTTTTCAGTAAGAGTACCATCCTTGTTCTGGTATCTTCTTACTCCCCATTTCATGCCTTTAATTCCATGATGATAGAGTTCATTATTGTCCATTTTGAATTACCTCCTTTCCAGTTTGTTCTGCCTCCACATTAAGTCTCCATTCAAGCTCGTTGATCATCTGTTTCATGGCTTCCATTACAGCAGAGCTAAGAGGAGGATCGAAAATAAGTCTAACCTTTAGATACATATAGGTTTTTACAGCCTCGAAGTTTTTGTTATCGGTCGGAAGAAATTCATCCCATGTAGTAAACTTATCCGTGATATGAAATCCATTACTAGGACCAACTCCCAACTGACTAAGTATCATGAATACAGAATTGATATGCATGATGATATCAGAATCAAAGTGCTCATAATCTTCTGTTATACCGAGCATCTTTTTAACTGATGTAAGTATACTTTCCAATATTCACACCTCCTTCGCTATCGTTTCCAGGGACAAGTGTCATTTGGTTTTCGTTCTATTGGTTCTGTTATAAGTAAGCTCTCGTCTCCGTAGTGAATAGCGTTGTGGGTATTGAGTGTTGTAGAAATTACATTCTCTGGATCGAATACTTTCGGATCTCGTAGAAGAACGTCTTCTACTGAAATTGGATTTATATGATGCACGAGGATCTTACCCACTATCTCATAACCTTCACAGGCCAAATCACAGCCATTATCTCGAATAATTATTTCGTTACGAAAGCGCTTCCATTCTGTCGTACGATAAAGCATCTGATTTAAATATCGATCATAGCCGAATGTCTCAACACCAACTTGTCCGCCGAGTTGTAAGTATCTAAAACGATCTAGAAAAGTTGGAAGCTTAATCAATTCGGAATATGTTCTATTCATCTTCATACTCCTCCGGATCTCCCTGACCATTGTAATTTCTGAAAGCCTTCATAGCGTTCTCAACGAGAACCTTGTATTCTTTCTCATCCTCTATAGCATTGGTTTTAGCTTCTAACAGTTTATTCTCTTTTTTAAGTTTCTCTTTCTCTAACTCTGCTTTTGTAGTACCAAGTTTCAGAAAATGTGTGATGACCTGAGAAGAAGCAGTGCCTTCTATTAACTGCCTTTCAGCTAGGTCCACTGCCAATGAAATCATCTGGTTTTCTCTAGCTTCTGGAGATAAAGCAGGTCTCATCTTCTTACTTTCTTTCGATGAGCTTTTGCTTAGTTTAGGCATACTTTCTGCCTCCTCTCGTTTAATTATTAGTTACTTTTGTGTTACTTTTAATTTGGTTTCATGTGGTATTTAAGAAGACTCATAAGGACAATGAAAAGAAACTATTAATATTGAAAGGAGAAACCTTAAACCTACACTGATCAACCTAGAACCTTCGGAGGTGTCCATATGAGCCTTGTTAAATACCGCATAAAACTAAACATACCACTTTTGTTTTTACCAAAAATCCCGCCGGAGAACTTCTGAA